GCTTCCCTTTTACTAACGCCTAACGCTTACAAGGCATCGAAGTTATATTCCGTGATTCCGTCGAATGGCAACGGAGATTTCACGGCAACGCGTGCGACTACTGCAACACGAATCAATTCAAGCGGACTTGTAGAAAGTGTAGCTTTGAACATTCCGAGATTAGACTACTCTTTAGGTGGTTGTCCTAACATACTATTAGAACCGCAGAGAACAAACCTTGCTTTGCAGAGTTCGTCTTTTGATAGTGCAAGTTGGGGTAAAAATGCGGTAAGCATTACGGCAAATTCAACAACATCCCCAAGTGGTATTGTGGATGCTGACACTTTAACGGGCGATGGGACAAGCAATAGGCACGAGGTAACACAAAGCGTTAGCGTGACAAATGGAGTAGCATATACATTTTCTATTTATGCCAAGAAAGGGACTAATAATTTTATTCAATTTTTCCCGGGAGCGGCTTCTTTTGGAACTACGGGCTGGGCAAACTTTGACCTTGATGCGGGAGTAGTTGGCTCGGTTGGCGCGTCTACAACTGCAACAATTACGGCAGTTGGTAATGGTTGGTATCGCTGCACTACGACCGCAACGGCTACTTTTACAACATCAACTGTTTTATCTATTAGCCTTGTAAATTCTGCAACTGCACCAAGAAGTCAAACAAACACCTTGAACACTTCCGTCTTCCTTTGGGGTGTTCAGTACGAAGCGGGCGCATACGCAACCTCTTACATCCCGACTACAACTGCAAGTGTTACTCGTAACGCTGATTCAATAACACGAAACAACATCTTCACCAATGGGCTGATAACTGCTGCGGGTGGTACTTGGTTTGTGGATTTGAGGAATGATTTTATGACTCAAAGGGGGCAAAGTGGGGGCGGTATTTTTATAAATACAGGTACTACATCAAATGCAGGAAATGGTTTTTCAATTAGAAACCCCGATTCCACATCAACAAGATTTGGAATTAGTAGATTTGTTGGTGGTGTATTTACACCAATGTTCGTGTTAACAACACCAAATGCAAAAATTGCCATCAAATGGAATGGCACAACCGCTGACATTTTCGTGAATGGAGTGAAAGTTGTTGCGGCAGCTTCGTTCACACCTACGGCAATGGAGAATATAATTATGGATGGAAGCCACAAGCCAGCAAACATCAACTCAATGGCGCTATTCCCGACTGCGCTTACTGACTCACAATGTATAGCCTTAACAACGTAAAAATGAACATCTACAAACTCACTTATCCAAACAAGGAAGCCGCAGTTGCTGACCTCGAAAGCAAAGGAATACTAACCGCTGAAGGCTACGGAATAGGAGTTCACGCAGTTGTTGAAATCGGGGTCATTGCTTTGGACGAAAACACGAACGCAGACGGTTACCACTACGATGTGATGGCTGAGCAGGTGATTGACTTCGGTGCACACCTCATCGAGCCTAAGAATCCTAAACACGCATTCGCAGGTTACCCAACAACTGAAGAATATGTACCAACAGAGGAGGTCTAATCACGGCACCATACTGAATACATCTACGGATCTATGCGTAGGAGCTGATAACAACCAGTCTGTTATTATGTCTATGCGCGTAAATCATCTGTCGGCATGTACGTTGGTCTTCTCTTTTTACGATGCATCAGCAGCAACCACAACGACAATATACCAGGTAAGTCTAGCAGCCGGAGATATACTCACTGATACATTCCCTTATTATCTAAATGAGGGTGACAAGATAACAGCCACATCAACACCAACTGGTGCGAGCTTTACAGTTGAATTTGAAAACGGACCAGCACTAGGAGTAAGATGCAAGTAGTTACATCAACAGGTCTAGAGTACGGCCGGGATCACTTACAGATCTTAGGGCCAAATGGACGTCCTAAGCCCGGTACATCTAATTTTGGCCTTTATGCTCAGACAGCTAATAGCACTCCAATAACAGCTACTACTTCTGAACGTTCACTAATAGATGGTGGAGTTGGCACATTGTCAGTTCCAGCTAATGCGTTTTCAGTTGGCGACAGCTTCTTGGCATCAATGACCGGTATAATTAGCTCAGCCAACAACGAGACAATTCGAATTAAAGTAAAGTCAGGATCAGTTATACTTGGTGATAGCGGTTTTATTACACTCCCGCAGACAACAGTAAAGCACTTTGATTTACGTATTGTTTTTACAGTTCGTCAGGTTGGAGCAGCAGGCACAGCCTCAATAGCCGTGGCAGGCGAGTTTACATACTCAAAGGACGCATCAAATGCATTTGAAGGATCTGACTTTAGCACCGTCAACACAACCACATTTGACACAACTACGTCAAATGTTTTAGACATTACAGCTCAGTGGGGATCTACAAACGCATCAAATAATATATACAGCGAGGTTTTTATACTAAATAAGATATACTAATGAGATACTTACTAATTATATTACTACTAGCATCATGCAGCCCAGTTAAGCGGTTCAATCGATTGATAGAAAAACATCCTGAACTTTTAGTTCAAGACACCTTATTAATTTACGACACCATCACCTTATATGTGCCTGAGGTAAGAACTGATACTGTTGTCACACTTAAGGAGCTTATCGATACAGTAACTCTAACTAAAGATAGAGTCACTGTAAAGACATGGTATGTTCCAAAGGAAAAGAAGGTATACATACAAGGCAAATGCGACCCTATATACATTACAAAAATTATAGAGCGTAAGGTGCCAGTTTATTACTATGAGAAGTACCCACTGTGGAAGAAGCTGATAAACATCCTCTTGACTATTTTTATTATCTTTGTTATACTCTATACACTGTATAGACTATCCAAAAAACTAGTATGAAAACCAACGCCATAATTATTTTGTCTAGCATCTTTACAATACTTGCACCGGTAGGCCCGTTGCTAACTATAGCTTTAATATCAATAGGACTAGACGTTTGTTTCGGAGTATGGAGATCATACAAGAATCGTGAAGATAAAAAGGCGAAATTTGGGGATGTAGTTCAGAGTCAAAGATTATATGCAACAGCTGTTAAATCTGCTATATACGCAGGAGCAATTGTTTTCTTTTATCTAGTAGAGAAATACATTGCAGGTGATATTATATCACACTTCATATCAATAGAGTTATTACTGACTAAGGCAGTGGCTCTATTTTTTGTTTTTATAGAGGTTAAAAGTATGAATGAGAGCTACAAAGATGTCACAGGTAAAGATATACTAGCTTCATTCAGAAAGTTCGTTACAGGGCTTAAATCAGAGAGCGACAAATGGCGGTAAGATCTTACAAAGACGATGAGCTACTTGATAAAGTTAGATCTCTATCAAGCTTCAAAAGTTTACCAAAAGGATACTGGCTACTTGGCGTAAGATCAAACGAAGACACGCCCAATAGATTTGACGATAAGATTTATCTTTTCAAATGTGAGGAGTTTATTTTAGTCACATCTGCAACAACTAATCCAGGTACACCGACGCTAAAGCAATTCCAAAAAGTAAACAAAAATGGAGCAGCTGTATTAAAGGCTGACACATGGTATTACAATTTATGGAAGTATGGAAAGCACAACGGTAAAATTGACGCCTTGTTGCAAATCGGAAATTCAGTGCAAGTATATCGAGACACTGATCGAGATGAGAAGTCAGAAGAACAAGGTGATCTTCAGACTGGTTATTTTGGCATTAATTTTCATCCTAATACTTATGATGTAGCAGCAGACAACACAGGCACAACCATCGGTTGGTGGTCAGCAGGTTGTCAAGTAGTCAATGACATGGACAAGTATAGAGAGATGATTAAGCTACTCAAAACAGAGAAATCTGTGTCTTACTGCCTATTGAAAGAATTTTAGTAAATTTGTCAAATGAAGAAGAATAAAACGGAGTCTACGTCAATCGTAAAGGTTAAGGTAAGTCGCCCAGGCGTTCATGCTAAATGCAAGACATCAAAGTTAAAGTCTTCTAAGAATTATAAAAAGTCATATAAAGGACAAGGACGATGAAGGTACAAGATTATATCACAGAAACTCCAAACACACAATGTAGAGTATTTGGTATTAATGCCAGTGGATCTACTGTCAACTTTGATGTACCTGCTTTATTAGCTTTGAACCAAGCACCTAGTGTAAATGCAACTAATGATTTAACACTAACTACACTTACAAACGTAAACACATACTTTACCGGAACAGCTGGTGCGTCTTTTGCAATAACTCTTCCTGCATCAAACTCAAATCTTGATGGTGTTAAGTATGTTGTCATGTCTACGGTTAACAGACCATCTACAACATGGGCATCATCAGGTGCCTCAATCGTAGGAGCTCCTGCTACATTAACAGCAAACACGCCGGTGTGCTTACAATATAGCCACGCCGATACAACCTGGTATATTTCAATTTAATCATATGTCAAAAAAAATCACAAAAGAAGAACTCGACAAGCTAGTAAACGCTAACCGAGTTTACAGAGACTTAAAATTTAATCTAGCAGACATCGAGATGAGCGTTCGTCGTTTAGGCGAGCAGAAAGAGCTCACGATGCAGCAACTTGAAGTTGCAGCAGCAAACCTTACGCAAGAGCAGCAAGCTATTCTTGATAAGTATGGAGATGTCAGTGTAAATCTACAAACAGGTGAGTATAATTAGAAAAATTTCCATTGGACCTGACTACATGAAATCTATGCATTACATGGTTGGTCAAGAGGTTCTAGATCGCACTTGGATTATTGATACTATCAGAGTCGAAGATGATAACGCTATTCGTATCTATATTAGAAAGAACGGAGAGATTATAAGATGGAAATCATTTTCTAACGCAATGCCTATTGCGATAGAATATAAAATAGATTACTAGTGAAATCACCATACTGCTTCATAATTAAACCAGTTGGTCTGAGGCGGTACGATAACATAAAGAAATTCGGAAATACCGAATTCTATATCAGTTCCTCTCAAGAAGACCACAAAACATCTAACCGCCACGCCGAGGTGGTCTCAGTTCCTATTTACTATAATGGGCCAGTTCAGCCAGGAGATACTGTAATAGTTCACCATAATGTATTTAAATACTACTACGACATGAAGGGTCGTCAGAAAAGTAGTTGGAACTATATAATGGATGATCTATTCTTGGCTGAGGTTGATCAGGTATATTTATATAAAAGAGACACCGATTGGCAGGCAGTTGATCCATTCATATTCATCAGACCTATACCAAATAAAGATAAGTTGATTAGTACAACTGGTGCGCATGAGCCTTTATGGGGAGAGGTTGTTTATAAGACAAACACTATACCCAACGTAAACGTAGGAGATATAGTCTCATTTACACCAGACAGTGAATATGAATTTCAAATAGATGGAGAGACTCTCTATAGAATGTACAATAAGAATATATGTCTAAAAAAGGAGAAATAGTAGAGGCGGCAAAGCAGGCCATCGATGAGTTGATTAAGGTACTTAAGTCACCTATTATTACTCACGCTGAGGACGACATATCTGCTGATAAGATGAAGAACGCAGCATCAGCTAAGCGTTTGGCATTTGAGGACGCCATGTATATGCTCAACAAGATTGAGGAGGAAGAAAATAAGGCATCTGAAACTCCAATTGCTGAAGTAACACTCGGCAAGTCAGGATTTGCAGAGGGAAGAGCAAAGGCAAAAAATGGAAAATAAGTTATACTCCATAGTAAACGATTACGTTAACAGGACTGCTGTTACCACTAAGAATAGTAAGAAGTCTTGGGAGTATGGTTACAATAAAGAGTATGACCTAATTGTCATATCTAAAGACGGTACTATCGGTGAGATATATGAGATAAATGGACTAAAGATTGCCTTGCCTCAACAGCCAAAGACTGTTGAGAATAGAAACAATCACTGGGAGCCTATTGAGTATCCAACTGAGCTACAGAAAATCAAGTCAATATTTGACTGGAACCGAAAAGATAATGCATTCAAGTCTAAGTATGTCGACATGATAGAGACTGAGTTTGATAGGCGCGAGAATGGTTTTTGGTTCATAAACAATAGTAAACCTACATACGTTACCGGTACTCACTATATGTACTTACAGTGGACAAAGATTGACGTTGGTCTTCCTGACTTTCGTGAGTCCAACCGGATATTCTATATATTTTGGGAGGCATGTAAGGCAGACAGTCGCGCGTTTGGTATGTGCTATCTAAAGAACCGTCGTTCAGGATTCTCATTTATGTCGTCTGCAGAGACGTCAAACACAGGTACAATTGTAAGAGATGCGCGCCTTGGTATTCTATCAAAGACCGGATCCGATGCTAAGAAGATGTTTACCGATAAGGTTGTGCCTATTGTAAGAAATTATCCCTTCTTTTTCAAGCCGATCCAAGATGGTATGGACAATCCGAAGACGGAGTTGGCCTTCCGTGTTCCTGCGAGTAAGATTACTCGTAAGAATATGGATGAGGAGCGCGATGATGACATAGAAGGGTTAGATACTACCATCGACTGGAAAAACACAGCAGATAACAGCTATGACGGTGAGAAGCTGCTTTTACTTGTACATGACGAGTGCTACGCTCCAAATACAAAAATATTAATGTCTGACTTTACTTTTAGAGAGATAAAAGATATTAACATTGGCGATAAGGTAATAGTTGAAGGAGGCACTGTAAAAACAGTATTAAAAAGAACTGAAGGAATAACGGATAGATATATAGTAAAACAGCCATACGGAGAGGATTATATTGTGACAAAAAATCACAGGCTTGTATTCAATGAATATAAAAAAGGTGAGGTTATAATGAATCCTGAAGAATATATTAATAGCTCTAAATTTAGAAAACAGCATTTAACTAGAGTTGTATCATCCGGTATTGAATCGATTGATTTATTTGATGGAATACCTCCATTTTTATTAGGGCTTTGGCTTGGAGATGGAAGAAGTAATGCCATGACTATTTTAGTCAATAAATATGAAGAGCCAGAGATACTTGATTATCTAGGAAAGCTTTCAACTGTAATGAATATTCAATTTGAGTTAATAAAAAGCACTTCAGATAAAATCGTAGAATTTAGATTCAAAGGAATTAATTCTGAATTAAAAAAGATAGGTGTTTATAAAAACAAGCATATACCAATTGAGTATATGCGCTCATCTATGGAAACCAGGCTGCAATTATTAGCTGGAATAATAGAAACAGATGGATATTCTGACAAGAATAAAAACATCATATCATTAGGCATGAGTAGAAAAGACCTTATAGAACAAATAAGGTTTTTATCTCTATCATGCGGACTTAGTTGTAGCAATGTTAAAGAAAAGGATACTAATTTCAATACAAAATCATACAACATAAGCATATCAGGTGATTTATCAATTATACCTTTAATCACAAAAAAGAAATCATTTGAAGGTTATATGCCTAAAACTAGAGGTAGAAGAAATAAAGTATCTGTAGAATATTTAGATAAAGGCGAGTACGTTGGCATACAAGTGGATGCAGATAATGATAATGAAAGAAAATTAATATTAGGAGACTTTACCGTTAGTATGAATAGTGGTAAATGGGAGAAGCCTGAGAATATATTAAATAACTGGCGAGTCACCAAGACATGTCTGCGATTGGGTAGTAAGATTATTGGTAAGTGCATGATGGGTTCCACGTCGAATGCATTAAGCAAAGGTGGAGAGAACTTCAAGAAACTATACTACGATAGTGATCCAAACAAGAGATCTGCCAATGGCCAAACCAAATCGGGCCTATATGCTTTGTTTATTCCAATGGAGTGGAATATGGAGGGTTTTATAGATGAGTTTGGATGGCCTGTATTTGAGGACCCAAAGAAGCCTATTATGGGTATCGATGGCGAAGAAATTACAATGGGAGTGATAACTTATTGGAATAATGAGGTTGCCGCAATGAAGTCAGACTCAGATGCATTAAATGAGTTCTATCGTCAGTTTCCAAGAACTGAGTCACACGCATTCCGTGATGAAAGTAAGTCGTCTCTTTTTAACTTAACAAAGATATATCAGCAGATTGATTACAACGATGCAATGATTAAAGATCGAGTCCTAACAACTGGTTACTTTCATTGGAAGAATGGCGAGAAAGACACCGAAGTAATCTGGACTCCTGACCCTAAGGGTAGATTTATTGTATCTTGGATTCCTGATGCTAGAATGCGTAATAATGTTATTAAGAAAGATGGTAAGTTTTACCCTGGGAATAAAGACATCGGAGTGTTTGGATGTGACCCATATGATATATCTGGCGTAGTTGGTGGAGGTGGGTCAGCAGGCGCATTACACGGTATAACTAACTTTCACATGGAAAATGCTCCAACAAATCACTTCTTTTTGGAATACATTGCGCGTCCTCAGACAGCAGAGATATTTTTTGAGGATGTATTAATGGCTTGTTTTTTCTATGGAATGCCTATACTTGTAGAGAACAATAAACAGCGACTTTTATATCATTTTAAGAATAGAGGATACAGACCATTTTCAATGAACAGGCCAGATAAGCACACGTCAAAGTTGTCAAAGACAGAGCTTGAGCTAGGCGGCATACCAAACTCTAGTGAGGATGTAAAGCACGCTCACGCTAATGCTATAAACACATATATCGAAGAGTACGTTGGAATTGATGCAGAGGGTAATTATAGAGAGAAAGATACTATGGGTGATATGTATTTCACTAGAACATTGAATGATTGGGCCCGATTTGATATCAACAACCGAACTAAACATGATGCCTCTATTAGTTCAGGATTAGCATTAATGGCATCAAGAAGACACCTATTTATACCTCAGAAACAAGAATCTAAAATAAGTGTTAAATTTGTAAGATATAAGAATACTGGCATAAGAAGCGAAATTATCGAATAATGGATAAACCATCAGTTGTTATCTCCTCATTACCCTTTCCGGACCAAATGGCGCCAGATGAAGTCAAGGCGACATATGAGTACGGATTAAAGGTAGGAAAAGCCATCGAAGGGGAGTGGTTTAAGAGGAAGTCTAATTCAAGCAGATTTTATCAGCAGTGGGGTGAATTCCACCGCTTGAGATTATATGCCCGTGGAGAACAGCCTGTACAAAAGTACAAGGATGAATTAGCTATCAATGGAGATATCTCCATGCTTAACTTAGATTGGACACCAGTACCAATTATACCTAAGTTCGTTGACGTTGTTGTTAACGGAATGTTAGACAGACCTTATACCATTAAAGCTGAGGCCCAAGATGTGTTATCTGCTGAAAAGAAGAACATATTCCAGGACATGATTGAGGCTGATATGGTCGCTAAGGATTTCTTAATGATGACAAAGGAAACTCTCGGCATTGATGCATTTAATGTGAATCCAGATGAGTTACCTGCAAATGATCAGGAGCTTTCTCTTTACATGCAGATGAACTACAAGCCATCAATTGAGATAGCTGAAGAGATTGCCATCAACACACTTCTTAAGATGAATGACTATGAGGATGTGTTGAGAGACTATTACTATGATGTAGCCACACTAGGCATTGGAGTTGCAAAACATGAGTTTTTAATTAATGACGGAGTTAAGGTTGAGTATGTAGATCCAGCAAACTGGATTCACAGTTATACTGAAAAGAGTGACTTCTCTGATTGTTTTTACTTTGGTGAGGTTAAGCAAGTTCACTATACTGAGCTGCTTAAAATGAATCCAAACCTTACTGATGAAGAGTTGACTGAGATTAAGAATGCAGGTTCAGCTTGGTATGACTACTTCCCTATAATTCGTAACTACCAAGACGACGCATTCTTGAATGAGGTTGTAACGTTGTTATACTTTAACTACAAGACTCACAAGAAGTTTGTTTGGAAAAAGAAATTACTTGAGAACGGAGGAGAGCGAGTAATCCGAAAAGATGATAACTTCAACCCACCACCAAACGAAATGTTTGAAGTAGTTGAGGCAGTTCGTGACGTTTGGTATGAAGGTGTGTTGGTTGGAGGATCAAACATTATTATTAAATGGGAGATGATGAAGAATATGGTTCGTCCTAAATCTGCATCACAGAAAGCTCTTCCAAATTATATTGCTTACGCTCCACGTTACTATAAAGGAAACATTGAGTCACTCGTTCGTCGAATGATTCCATTCGCAGATCAGATTCAATTAACACACTTGAAACTACAGCAAGTTATGGCTCGAGTAGTTCCTGATGGTGTGTTTATTGATGCCGATGGTATTAATGAAGTTGACCTTGGAACAGGTGCTGCATACAATCCTGAAGACGCTCTTAACCTATACTTCCAAACAGGTAGTGTTGTTGGTCGTTCATACACTCAGGACGGTGAGTTTAACAACGCACGTATTCCAATCCAGGAACTTAATTCAAATAGTGGACAAGCTAAGATGGCTGCCCTCATCGGCAACTACAACCATTATTTAAATATGATCCGCGATGTGACGGGTGTAAATGAGGTGCGTGATGCATCTACACCACACCCAGATGCGTTGGTCGGTGTTCAGAAGCTTGCAGCACTTAACTCAAATACAGCTACTCGCCACATATTAGACGCTGGTATTAACGCTACTAAGAGGATTGCTGAGTGTTTGTCTATTCGTATTGCTGACATACTTGAGTACGCTGACTTTGCTGAAGAGTTTGCTATGCAGATTGGTAAGTATAACATGGCTATACTTGATGATATTAAAGATCTTTACTTACACGACTTTGGTATCTTTATTGAGGTTGCTCCAGATGAAGAGCAAAAAGCACAGCTCGAGCAGAATATTCAGATGGCGCTTCAACAACAGACAATTGACTTGGAGGATGCCATTGATATCCGCATGATCAACAACATTAAGCTTGCAAATGAGATGCTCAAGATGAAGCGTCGTAAGCGTATGGAGCAGAAACAGAAAGAGAAAGAGATGGAGTTCCAAATGCAAATGCAGACAAACATCCAATCTTCTCAAGCAGCTGCTGAGGCTAAGGCGCAGGTTATCCAATTAGAGGGGCAAACAAAAGCTCAGATCAAGCAAATGGAAGTTCAGGGCGACATTCAGAAAATGCAAGCTGAGGCAGAGCTTAAGAAAGAGTTGATGGCTATTGAGTTCCAATACAACATGCAACTTAATGGCATGCAGATGCAGACATTGAAAGAGCGTGAGGTTGAAAAAGAGAAGGCAAAAGATAAAAGAGTAGACCTACAGGCAACTCGTCAGTCTGAGCTAATCAACCAACGTCAAAACAATTTACCGCCAAAGAATTTTGAATCTGAAGACGACTCACTTGATGGCTTTGATTTAGAGTCGTTCGGGCCTAAATAAAATAATTACTAACTTTGTTGAAAATTAAATTAAATGGAAGGTGAATTTAAAGTAAGAGCTGTAGAATTCGAGGAGAAGTCTTTAGCTGAAAAAGAAGCAGCGCTTCTTGAAGGATTAGAAGATCACTCTGGTGACAATGATACCATCAAGGTAGACTTGACGGAAACTCAACCACCAGTTGAAACAGTAACAGAAGAAACTCCACCACAAGAGGTGGATTTAGATGATAATAAAGTTCTTTCATATCTAGGTAAAAGATGGAACAAAGAGATTACATCTTTGGATGAATTAGTTGAGCAGCGATCACAAGCTGAAGAACTACCTGAAGATGTCTCTGCGTTCTTAAAGTATAAGAAAGAAACAGGGCGTGGTATTGAAGACTTCATGAAATTGAATATCGACTATAGCGCCATGGATGAAGATTCTTTGCTTTACCAATACCACAAAGAACAGAACCCCGAGCTTGATGCTGACGAGGTGAAGTTTGAGCTTGAGTCTAAGTATTCATACGATGAAGACTTTGATGATGATAAGCATATTAAAAAGGTAAAGCTAGAACGTAAAAAAGAGCTGACTAAGGCTCGTGAGTATTTTAATAAACTAAAAGAACAGTATAAGGTTCCGCTTGAGTCAAGGGAGTCCTTTGTTCCGGCAGAAGAAAAAGAAGCTTACGAATCTTATAAGCAATATAAAAAAGCCGCAACTAGCGAGCAAGAGGAACAAACGAAGCGGTCTCAGTATTTTGCTGAAAAAACTAACGAGTTGTTTTCTGATAAATTTGAAGGTTTCAAATTTGCGATTGATGAAAACAAAGCAGTTACCTATAAGCCAGCAGAAGCTAAGTCACTTCTTGAGGAGCAGTCTTCACTAAAGAACTTTGTAAATAAGTTCTTAAACGAAGATGGATATCTTAAAGATGCTGAGTTATTCCATCGAGCAATAGCGATTGCTTCGAATCCTGATAAGTTTGCAAAATTCTTCTATGAGAAGGGAATGGCAGATACAGTTGATACAGTCTCCAAGGAGTCAAAGAATATCGATATGGTTCGCCAATCTACTCAAGTGACTAAGAAAGCTGACGGTGGTATTCAAGTAAGAGCTATAGAACCTAGTTACGGTAACAGATTAGTTATTAAACAAAAACCTAAAAACTAGAAAAAATGGCTGGTACATTAGCTGTATCTCCGGGTCCATTGTTGACCCCGAGTGCTGTAAAGGCAACATTGCCTACAAACTACATCACAAATTTTGATTTCTTGAATCAATATTTGCCTGACACTTACGAGCAAGAATTTGAGCGTTACGGTAACCGTTCAATCGCATCTTTCTTGCGTATGGTAGGTGCAGAACTTCCTACTAACTCTGACCTCATTAAATGGGCAGAACAAGGTCGTCTTCACACCAAATACACCGGATTGACTTATGGTGCATTAGGAACTCCTGCTGCTGGTCAGCAAGTATTTACACTTCCTTCTGGAACTTGTAACTTCCGTAATGGTCAAACTGTATTCCTTTCATCTGAAAGTAATTCAGCTCAATCTGCAAAAGGTGTTATTGTAGATGTAACATCAAGTACATTTACTGTTGCTTACTATTCTGCATTTGGATCAACTCCATTTACATCTGGAACTGTTACTGCATTTGTATATGGTTCTGAATTTAAGAAAGGTACAAGCGGAATGGACGGATCTTTAGAGTCACAAGATCTTTTCTTTGATAACAAGCCAATTATTATTAAAGATACATATCGCGTATCTGGTTCTGACATGGCTCAAGTTGGTTGGGTTGAAGTAACTACTGAGAACGGAGCTACTGGGTACTACTGGTATATGAAGTCTGAGCACGAAACTCGTTTACGTTTTGAGGACTACCTCGAAATGGCGATGGTTGAAGGTGTTCCTGCTGCTAATAATTCAGGTGCCGCTGCTGCTCTTGGTGTTTCATCTCCAACACCACCTGCAACTACAGGTGCTGGTACTCAAGGTATGTTCAATGCCATTGAAAGCCGTGGTAACGTTTGGTCTGGTGGTAACCCATCTTCTTTAGGTGACTTTGATACAATCGTACAACGTCTTGACAAGCAAGGTGCTATCGCTGAGAACGTATTGTTCTTAAACCGTCAGTTCTCTTTTGACATCGACGATATGTTGGCTGCTCAAAACTCTTACGGCGCTGGTGGTACTTCTTACGGCTTGTTTGACAACAGCGAAGAAATGGCCCTTAACCTTGGTTTCTCTGGATTCCGTCGTGGTTATGAGTTCTACAAGACAGATTGGAAATACCTTAACGACGCAACCCTTCGCGGTGGTATCGTTGGTGGTGCTGTTAATGGTGTTTTGGTTCCTGCTGGTACAATGAGCGTTTACGATCAAGTACTTGGTAAGAATGCAAAACGTCCATTCCTTCACGTTCGTTACCGTGCTTCTGAAGCTGAAAACCGTCGTTATAAAACTTGGATGACTGGGTCAGCTGGTGGTGCTGCTACAAGTTCACTCGATGCAATGGAAGTTAACTTCTTGTCTGAGCGTGCTCTTTGTACACTAGGTGCTAACAACTTCTTTATCTTCAAAGGATAAGAAGACCAATAATACGAGAGGGACAGTAATGTCCCTCTCTATTTTTTTTAATAATTTAAATTATATCAAATGAAAAGAGTAAAACTAGAGCCTAAGGATAGGACTTATTTATTAAATATGCAAGAAGCTCCATTGAGCTATTTTATTGCACACAAAGACACTCCTCGTAAACGTTTACTTTATTATGATGAAGAAACAAATACGAATCACCCACTTCGCTATGCGCGAAATTCAAAAAGCCCATTTCAAGACGAGCAGGATGCTAATGTAATTGTAGAGCCAATTGTATTTGAAGATGGTATTTTAAAAGTACCAAAAAATAATCCAGTGCTGCAAGAGTTCTTATATTATCATCCTAATAATGGGTCTGAATTTTATGAGTTTGATCCAGAAAAAGACGCTCAAGAAGATGTTCAAGAGCTATTCTCTGAAATTGATGCTTTATTACTTGCCCGTGATTTAGCAGATAATGATTTTAATACTCTTGAGGCTGTAGCTAGATTGGTATTAAGCTCAAATGTTGACAACATGAGTTCTACAGAGATTAAGCGTGACATGATGTTATTTGCTAAACGATACCCTCAAGATTTCATGGAAGCAGCATCTGATCCACTTCTTAAGATCAATAATTTTGCAGCTAGAGCATTTACGGCTGGGTACTTTACATTCCGTGGGAATAAAGACATTCACTTTAACCTGAAGGACAATAAGAAGCGTTTAATGACGGTTCCATTTGGTCATGATCATATCCATGCGCTTGCATCATACTTACAATCAGACGAAGGTTTAGAGCTATACAAATTCCTTGAAGAAAAGTTCTCAGGAAATGATTAACTTTGAGCATTGTTTAACCCATTAATTTTTACAAAATGGAAAAGTTTTTATCTATCCCGGTTACCGATGAGCAAAACCAATTGGTATCCTGCACTGACATCAAGTTAATTGAGCAGGCTTCTACAACTACAGTTACTATCACTTACGGTGGCGGTAAAATTGTAACCCTTACTCATGCTACTGCTGGTGCAGGCGACGAACTAGAGCGCGATGCAATTGAAACCGCAGTTATCGCTGCATTACAAACAGCTTGGACTCGTCCAGCTTATGCTGTAACAAACTTACCTTACGCTGTATCTGGTATTGCTATCGCTTAATCTAAAGCTAACTACTACTGAAAGGGCACTTCTTATGGAGTGCCTTTTTTTATTTATCTTTGTACAAAAGCAGTCAGATGATCAATGACGTTCGAAATACAGTACTCTCTATAATTAGTAAGGATAATCGCGGATACATTACTCCGTTTGAGTTTAACCTATTTGCTAAACAAGCTCAGCTTGAAATTTTTGGGCAATACGTCTTTAATTATAGCAATGCAATCAATAAGCAGAATGCTCGAATGCATGGTGAGGGATATACTGATATTCCAAAAAATATGGCTGAGGTTATTGATACTTTTTCTGTATTTACAGGTTTAACTTACAATGTTGGTACTAGTAAGTTTAATTTACCACCGGATTACTATTTTCTAGAAAAAGTAATTTATAATAATAGTACTGAAGTAGAAAAAGTAAGCCATCGTAAAATATTGAACTTAGTGAATTCAAATCTCACGGCACCTACAGCTTCTTACCCTGTATATACAATGGATCAAGCCGGGATTATAGTGTATCCTACTTCAATTAATACAAACATAACTACACAATACTTAAGATATCCAAAGGACCCGCAATGGACGTTTACAACAACACCATTAGGTGATCCGTTGTTTGATGCATCACTTCCAACATATCAAGATTTTGAATTGCCGTTAGATGATTTTGCTAATTTGGTTGTTAAGATTCTTCAATATTCTGGCATATCAATTAGAGAACAGGATGTTGTGTCGGCTGCTAAATCTGAAGAAGTACAAGATATTCAAACTAAACAATAATGGCATATATCACTAACTATCAGTACTATACTAATAATGGTAATGTCCCTGAAGATGCTAATTGGGGATCTTACCAGTATGTCAGCCTAGCTGATATTGTAAACAACTTTATGTTGATGTATGTTGGCAACGATAAGTTGGTTAACAATGTCGATCGATATACTGTACTATTTCACACAAAGAGAGCTATTCAAGAGTTAAACTACGATGCACTTAGAAATATAAAGGTTCTTGAGTTTGAATTAGGCAATCAGTTGAAAATGGTATTACCGCCTGACTATGTAAACTATGTTAGGATTTCAATGCTTCGAAATGGCGTGCTATACCCATTAACAGAGGCTCGTCAAAGCATAACAGCTACTGCATATCTTCAAGATAATACAGGTGATATTGTGTTTGACTCAAATGGAGAGGTAGTTATAGGTGAGGCTAAGTTAGATATACTCCGTCAAGAGAACAAACTATATGTAGGCCCTGGTCCATATTACAACCAATGGGGTTGGGAATATGAGGGGGAGTGGTATTTTGGATATCCAATAGCTCAAAATTTCGGATTGAATACAGCTGACGCAAACATCAATCCAAAATACTACATCAACAAAGCAGCTGGTGTAATTGATTTTACATCCGGTGTTGAGAATTCATTTATTGTTCTTGAATACATTTCAGATGGAATGGAGAATGGTGATGACTCTCTTATCACAATCAACAAACTCGCAGAAGAATATGTTTATTCATATCTAAAATGGGCCCTTCTTAATAATAAGTTTGGTATTCAGGAATATGTAATAAACAGAGTTAAAAAAGAAAAGACCTCTACATTGAGAAATACTAAAATTAGATTGAGTAACATGCATCCAGGTCGATTGCTTATGGCTATGCGAGGCAAGGATAAATGGATTAAGTAAATGGAACTTCAAAGAACATTTCTTGCAGGTAGAATGAATAAGGATCTCGATGAGAGATTACTACCTGATGGCGAATATCGTGATGCGGTTAACGTTACTATTGATACATCTGAAGGCTCTAATATTGGTGCAGTTCAGAATGCACTTGGTAATATTGCTATCGTTGAGCCATCTATAATATTAGATTCTATAGGTATAACATCTGGCCCTCTTACAACTGTTGGAGCTATATCATATGAGCCTTTAAATTTAATTTATTGGTGGGTTGTAGGGCCTGATTTTGAGGGTATATTTGAGTACAATGACGTCACAAATATAGGTCAGATAGTTTTAGGATCCACTACAAATCAATTAGGTCTAAGCGCTAACAATTTAATAACAGGTGCAAATTACATAACTGACGGTAAAGGAGGTGGTTTTTTAATCTGGAATGATAATTTGAATGAGCCTCGAAAGATCAATATTAGTAGAGCTAAATCATATAGCATTGATGATCCTAGAATAAACGAGGACATCAATCTAATTACAGCTCCTCCACTGAATTCGCCATATATATCACTGAGCACTGTATCTACTCCAACACTTGCCCCAAATAATATTGAGGACAAATTTGTTTATTTCAGTTATAGGTATAAGTATTTAGATAATGAGTATTCCGCAATGTCTCCGCTATCAGCTGTGGCATTTGATCCTAAAGATCTTTTTATTGATAGTGATACTGGAGAGAATAAAGGAATGCTCAATAAGTTTAATCAAGTTGAGATAGTATTTGAAACTGGTAGTCAGTTTGTAAAAGAAATACAATTATTAGTATGGGAGTCTAGAACACTCAATGTAAAAATTATAGAGACTATAAATAAGGATGAGTTAAGTATACCTGATAACGCTACGTATTCGTTCTTTTTCATGAACAATAAAACGTATGCAGCGCTTCCTTCTGATCAGGTGACTAGATTATTTGATAACGTGCCAATTAAAGCACTAGCTCAAGAGATAATTGGCAACAGACTAGTTATGGGTAACTATACCCAATTCAATGACTTGGTATTAAGTAATGGAGATTTTATTGATGTCAATTTTAATGTTGGTTTTGTTGATGAGCCGGTAACATCAACACCAAAGCAAACATGGAGAAGTGATAGAGATTATGAGATAGGTATTGCCTATCTAGATGACTATGGTCGTATGACTACTGTTCTTACACCAATAGATGGTACGTCAACTCAATCAATACCCGGTAATAATCAATCAAATTCTGTTTATATACCACCTGCAAAATCGAGTGCTGCGAATTCATTAATAGTTAGTATTAAAAACCAAGCACCTGAATGGGCAACCGGATATAGATTTTTTATAAAGCAATCAAAGACTGAATACTACAATATTTTCCCAACAACTTATTTAGTATCAGGATCATATAGGTATTTTTTAATAAATGAATCTGATAGAGATAAGATAAAAGTAAACGGCTATATTATATTTAAGTCTTCTGGATCTGGACCTACCAATTCAAACAAAAGATTTAAAGTACTTGAGCTAGATTATAAAGCTGCTAATTCAATATATAGCGGTTCACTAGAAGGCCTTTATTTTAAAATTAAAGCTGACGCAAGTGATACATTTATCAGCTCTACAAGTCAGTCAGTATATGGATTTAATGGGTCAGGAAGAGGTCCTAAATTCGCATTAGAATTTCAACAAACTATTCAGCCTATTTATGATAGGGGTGTTAATGCAGATATAGCATATACAAAAGCTTATTATAATTTCTCTGGTGATAATTCCATACAAAATACAGGTCCTTCAGTTTCATTGCAAAACATAGATTGCTTAACTGATGCAAGGCTTGTTGTAATGATTACGCCTGGTAATAAATACAAGTATACATTCAATCTAGCTCAAACAACTTGGAGCGCTGAATCAAATATAGTTACATCACCTATATTAATTTCAGTTGCAACTACTCCATCTCAAACAGTAGAGCTTGTTTTCCAATCTGGTAACTATACTGCTGGAGATAGATTTGTGTTTAATATAAGAGGTGTAGGTTCATTAGCAGGGACTCCAACTGCAAGAAATAACAATGGATTCGGTCTTCCGGCTAATATAGATTTATTTCAGCCAAATGATGGATATGGAGGCACTGTTTTTCTTGAAGAGCCAACAGGTAGTGAAATATTTCCAGGAGCTCAAATAGATATAAATATTGATTATGATAGTGCCCCTAATGATGGGTATAGATCATCTAGTAATACATTTACTTCTTCTGATTATTATGTCAATTTAGAGGAATGGTTTTATGAGTCTGGTGAGTATGCTAATTTCGTTCAATGGAAAGATCAAAACTCAACCAATAATATAGGCTCAAAAGGTGTTACATTTAGAAATGGAGTGCTATATGTAAATAATGGAAACCCAATTTCAAATCAAATTGGTCAAGTTTTTACATCCATACCGGGATCTAAACTGTATATGTGTATACAAGGTTTTGGAGATGGAAGTTTTATATCCACTCAAAGAAACGAAATAAAAGCATCTTTAAAAGTCACTCAGACGCCTTTAAATAATAGATTAACAGCTGAAACAGTTCCAGCTAATGACGATGTAGATATCTTCTATGAGATGAGTAGAACTTATCCAATTGAAGCCGGGAATCACTTATCACTTTGGCATTATGACGAGTCTATTGTTATTGGATTGAACACTAAGCTAGTTCAAAATGGCAATAAACATCCACATTATTTTTCTGTTGGTGATACTGTCTACATTACATCTACAAACTTACCGGCTAACACGCCTTTTACAGTAACTGCCACACCAGATAGATACACTATATATATTGACACGGTTGCGCCAACTAATGATTCTGGAGGCGTATCCAATAATATATTAGATAAAGACCAAACAGGTGCATTAAACTCAGCGGTTATTAAAATAAATAACCCTGGTAATAAGAATTCAGACTACAACGCATACGCCTATGGAAATGGTGTTGAGTCAAATAGAATACTTGATACGTTTAATGAGCCATGGCTTAAATATAGTCTACGCGCTAGTGCTGTTATTGAAGATTACGAGCAACAAGTTAAAGACGCGTCACTCACATATAGCGGACTTTATCGTTGGGACTCATCAATTAACAGATTAAATGAGTTCAACTTATCGCTCGCTAACTTTAAGAATTTAGATAAGAACTTTGGCTCTGTGCAAAAGCTATATGCTAGAACAACTGACTTACTAGTATTACATCAGGATAAGATTACGTCTGTTTTATATGGAAAAAACTTATTGGTTGATGCAGTAGGCGGCAGCTCAGTGGCTTCTGTTCCAGAAGTACTTGGAACTCAAATTGCACTCCCTTATGAGTTTGGAATATCTACAAATCCAGAGAGTTTTGCTGCGTGGGGAAATGAGATATATTTTACAGACGCTAGACGCGGTGTTGTGCTTGAAATGGTTGGAGATCAGGTTATGGAAATATCCAGAATGGGTATGTCTGATTATTTTAGAGATGAGTTGAGAACTACTCCAAATTTTGCAAAACTTGGCGCATATGACCCATATAATCAGAATTATGTAATTGCGACAACTGAGAGAAGAAATACACCTTGCGATATTGTTATAAATCCGAAAAATAGTAGTGTTCCTTTTAATACGCAAGGGGAGCTTGAGTTTATGTTTTCTATATCTGGAACATCAGCTTGGAGTATTGAGCTTATAAATCTCGGATCTGGTACTAACTGGGTTGAGATACCAACGTATTGTCAATCAGGTGTAGGAGCTCAAGATGTTTATGCTAGAGTTCAAAACAACATAAGCACATCACCTAGATCTGTTAAGTTTAGAGTTCATTTTTGTACTCAATACGTTGACTTCACATTAACTCAAGGAAGAGATCAAAAAATAGATTTTAATATTGTAACATTTGGAAGAAATGAGTAAAACAAAGCAGTCATTTAGCTACATAGGAAGTTCAACATATACAATTGACAATGTCATATTAAGTGACAGCGCTATAGCTCTATTTGACTCGACAACCGGCGTTGGTGGTATTGACTATATACCTTACAATGGAGCTATTGTAAATGTAGTAGCTGGCGATGCATCAGCTGCTTATAGAAAACTAGCTCCTACTTTAAATAATAAGCTTTACTATTTGGTTTCTGATGTGGCATACACTGCTGATCAAAAGTCAACCATACTCAGCCTTGCGACTGAAATACCTGTTGTTTATTCTGGAGGTGTATTTACTGGTCAGTTTACATTTTTAAATCCAAATAACTACGAGTATGTCTATTTACTTTGGGATTATGAGGATTCAATGGAGAACGTTGCTTCTTATAAGGGTGCAACAGAAAGTAGATCTATTGATATGACATTTGGATCAAATATTGGTCGAGCCGGTATTGGTTTTAATACCATTGATCCTGATCAGCCAACTAGATATCAGATTGAGTGGAATGGTGAAATTGTTGCTGATACAAAGTATGTCGGTGTCAATTCAACCACAAATTATGATGCGTTAATTGCAGCAGGAGTTTCGCCAGAAGATATCGGACTTGTATTTCCATATGATGGTCTTGTAAATAATGGAAATGGTGTTATAGAGTTTTACAAGAATCTAAATATTTCTGATGCTAATTTAATTGTATCATCACCATTTAGCGGATCTACTTGGATAGTCAATAAGATAAATCCATATCTAACTAGAATGCTTATAGATCTAGCAGCAGGTATACCTTCAGATGTATGTGCCCAATCACCTGCAGATGAATTATGGCATAACGGAGTTGATTTACTTCCAAATGTTGGAGATCAATTATTTACGGATAGCGATGGTTTAGAGTCCTATATTGGAGATGAATATTTACACTTAATAGATTCTCCTGTTGTGTCATCAGCCACAGAATACATAACTGTTAGCTCTTCTGGAGAAGTTTTATCAAAAGAAAGTTGCACATGCTCTGAATATGCTGTTCCTTTTATTATTGAAGATACGATAACAGTAGATTCAAATACACAAACATCTGCTGCTATTGAGGCAATAAATAATCCAACATCATGGGATCTACTCGCTAGCACGTTGCCTAATCAAGCAACTTTTTCGAATGGAGTTATATATTTTGAAAACTGTCCCGCAGGTAGCTACTCAGTAACACTTAGGGCTGCAAATTGCTTTGGATCTAGTTCATCAACTATAGTCCCCGTATTGGTTTCAGATACAGGTAATATGAAGCCTTTTTTAATTGACGTTGAGCAATTTAAAGAATCTGGAGATGATGCATGCTTAGTTATTCCAACATATACATTGATGTATTTTGAGGGTGACAACTACATACCAGGGCTTGTTGACCAAGTATTCTACGACTCAATGGGCGAGAAGCCATTCATGGGAGGCGGTAAGTGGTATCATATAAATAACTCTGATTATAGTATAAAAATTGACGAGAATGGAACTATTGTGGGTAGAAGCACATGTGCAGGAACTACAACTACAACCACAACCACAACAACTACAACACTACCATCCGGAACATATTTCAGTGCAACATCATGTAGCGATTCATCTATAGAGGTTATTCTTAGAAATTCACTAGCAACCGGGATAACAACTGGACTAGTAGTAAAAACAACTGATGGGAATTGTTGGCGTATAACGGCTTCAATATCAGCTGCATATCCATATTATGACATTGTAACACCTGTGGTTACATATGCAGATTGTACCGCATGCACAGGAACTACTACAACGACTACAACTACTACAACCACAACCGCAACACCTGTTATTGGATTTGATATAGATATTAGCTCATTTACTACAGCTAGATCGGCATGTGTCTCTACACCTACATACATAACGTACTATCACACAGGATCTAATCTTGCAGTAAACGAATTTGTTTACACCGATTCAGGAGCAACTACATTATTTGATGGTGGCTTCTTGTGGTATTTAGTTAGAATATCCGGACTTCCATATGCTTGTTTAATCGCAGACACAGGTCAGGTATTACAACTAACCGCCTGCTCTGGTGTAACTACCACAACTACAACTACAACAATTCCCACTTATTACTACAACGGCACTAAGTGTATTGGAGGGGCTTCTGTATTGATGAGGTACCAGGGATATGCTCCGCTATCTCTACCTAATTACGTTAAAGATAGTAACGGAGACTGTATTACAATCACGTCAGTAGCATCACCAGGTGTTCATAATGGAGATATCTATTACGTATACAATAGCTGTTCAGAGTGCGCTGCAACGACAACTACGACTACGACTACGACAACTACGACTACGACTACGACAACCACTACGACTACTACAACTACGGCACCTCCATTGACAATGATCACGATGTCATACTCTTCTTCACAATCAACAGTTTGCTCTGTACTTGATATTGATAATTATTATGTTAATGGTGTAATAGGGGTTCCAGGAAATGCTATCTTTACAAACCTATCAGGTACAGATCCTGCACCTGCTGGATGGTATTTAAATTTAATTACTAATGTTGCGCATGAATGGGACGGGTCAGACTGGACCGGCGCAACCAAAACTTGTTAATGAAGACACTTAGAATGTTGTCAGCGCAACCTGCGATTGACTACTATGCTTGGCAGATTGAGGTATGTATACATAACTTTGCATCACTTGGTTATAAGAACATAGATATTGTAGCTGGGTATCAAGATGAGATACCAGAGTCGTGGAACAAAATATATCAGACATACTCTGATATAGCTAGGTTCTTTTTCTATAAGGATACAATGGGTGAATGTAATTATCCACCTGCTATTCAAGCACACTTACTTCAGAAGCATTTCAAGAAGCATCCTGATCTAATAAATGACGCGTTCTTTTTTCATGACGCTGACTTTGTATTCACCAAATACATGGACTTTACTCCATATCTTAATGACGACATATGGTACTTTTCAGACACTATCTCATACATTGGATATGACTATATCATGAGCAAGGGAGAAGAGATCTTAAAAGCTATGTGCAATCAAGTTGGGATATCCAAAAAACTAGTAGAATTTAATAAGCATAGAAGTGGAGGAGCGCAGAAGTTAATGAAGAACTTAACAGCTCACTATTGGAAAAAAGTTGAACAGGATAGCAAAGCTTTATATAACCTTCTGACTGATATGCAACATATTAAGAAGGAAGGAGATCCAAATGGAATACAAGCATGGACAGCAAGTATGTGGGCTGAACTATGGAACGCTTGGTTTTTTGGTCATCATGTTGAGGTGCCTAGAAATTTTGATTTCGCCTGGGCCACCTGCCAGGCCGATCGATGGGATGATGTGTACTTCTTTCATAACGCAGGTGTTATGAACTCGACACAAGGGATGTTCCATAAGGCATCATACATGAACGAGCTACCATTTCAAACAGACCTACAGTTAGATCCAAACAGATGCTCATCAAAGTACTACGATATGATTAAAAGCATGAAAAGCTGCTTGGTCTAAAATTCGTAACTTTGTTGTATGGATACGCTTACATTTTCTAACAAGTCTCAGGGATGGACATCTAGATGGACCTATCGTCCCGAGTGGATGGTTGGTCTTAATAGTAGATTTTATTCGTTTAAAGACGGTAAGCTATATAAGCATGATGCAAATCAAGCTAGAACTAGATTTTATGGTGAAAACGCTATCTTTTCAATTAGCACTATAATAAACCAATCCCCGGTTGAAACTAAGATGTTTAAGACATTGATGCTAGACTGCGATGTTGCTTTAAATGTTGTAGGTTCTACGGATATGGACCAAATGAGTATAAGCGCATCTCAGTTCTCAAAAAAAGAAGGCGACTTTTTTGCATACATTAGAAGAACATCAGGAGATAATAATCTTCATTTTTTATCAGCACAGGGGCTTGGCAATGTAGACTCAGTCTCTGGTCTTGAGATAACGATGGCAACTAACATAACAAATGTTTCGGTAGGTGACAAGGTAATAAAAGCAGCACTATCGTTTAACCCATCCACTGGAGAGTATACTATTACATCTGAACAAGAAGTAGGCTTGGTTAGTGATGCCACATCAAATACAATTACAGTTGTTTCATTTACAAACATACCTGTGCCGGGTGACTATTTATATATTGTAAAAGGAGCTGTAGCTGAATCGTATGGAGCAAGAGGTAGGTATTTAAATTTAACTCTTGGCTTAATAAACAATGAAGCCGAAACAGAGCATGAGTTGTTTGCTGTGAGTGCCTCAGTATTCAAAAGTTTTCCTTAAATTTGTTACATGGAAGTTAGGTATCTTGATGACCGCGACTACGATGTTTTGGCGTCATGGTGGAAAGATTGGAGATGGACTCCGCCTCCAAAAGATATGCTACCTCAAGATGGCCGTGGAGGTCTAATGATTACAAAAGACGGTGTAGATATATGCGCTGGATTTATATATTTCACTAACTCCTCTACAGCATGGGTTGAGTTTATTGTGTCTAACTTTCAATATAAAAATAAAGACCGAAAGGACGCTATTCTAATTTTGATTAACGCACTATCGGAGGTTGCTAAGGAGAATGGATGCAAGTATGTATACACATCACTTAAAAACCAAAGCTTAATAAACTACTATGCAGAATGTGGATTTCAAAAAGGATCTGATAACTGCACTGAAATGATAAAGATATGGCAGCAGTAACATCAACATTAGTGGCATTAGGAGGCGTTGGCCTCAGTGCTGCACAAGCCATTAAGGCAAACAAAGACATGAAGCAAGCTGCATCAGCAGCTGATTTAGCTAAACAACAGCTTAAGCAAATTAAAGAGACAAATCCATTCAAAGCTGTGCAAACACCAATGCTTGGTTTTGAATTAGCTCAACAACAGCAATCACAAAGAGAGGCTCAGATGGTTAATGCTTTACAAGGAACAGGGGCTGAAGGTGTTATAGGTGGCATTGGTCAGTTAGCTCAAGCAGGTAACGAGCAGGACATGCAATTAGCCGCTCAAGCCAATCAAACGCAATTCCAAAGAGATATGGCACAAGCTGAGGCTGAGTCGGGTATTCAAGCTCGCAAAGCTGAAAGAGATTGGACGGCTGGTATTGGTGATATTCAAGAGCAGAACATGAGACGAGCAGAAGCAGCCGCCAATAGAAACGCAGCTATTGAGGGAGCGTTTAGTTCTTTAGGTACAGCTGCTTTAGGTGTTGATAAGATGGTTGATCTTTATGGCAACAAGAAATCACTAACAGATGCTCAAAAAGCATGGAATAATCAAATAGCAACATCTTCATTTAGTGCGCCAAGTGGGCCTATGACTAAAGAGGATCAGGCTAAATATGGCCAAAGTCTATTAAGTGGTCTTCAATTTCCTTAATTAATATGGCAGTTAATCAAAACATATTCGGTTACATGCCGGTCGAATCTATCGACTGGGCAAAGCAAATGAATAGCCTGTCAGGCACCATATCTGGTATTGATGAGCGTCGTGAAAAAGAGAAAGAATATTTAGATCAGTTAAAGACTGATAATATAAAAACCATTCAGACGTCTGATGCTTTTTCTAGTCAAAATTTTGGACAGATGATGCTTGCTTCTTCTCAAGAAGGGGTTAGTACTATTAAGGCCTGGAATGATGCTTTAAAGAGAGGTGAACTAGATCCAAAGCAATACAAGCAGAACATGAACAATCTCATGGAAAGTTGGGGAACTTTGGGCAACAGTATTAAGAGTTTTGATTCTAAAAACGCAGAGCTTCAAAAAAGACTACAAGACGGAACCGCATCAAAAGCATCCGTTGAGGCTGCTGAGTATTTTGCTAGAATGGGTGACATTAAAAATATGAAAGTATTTATCGACCCATCAACAGGAACTGTAAGTACTGGAAGACTTGATCCAAAAACAGGCCAGGTTATTCCAGATACTATAGAGTCAGCTAAAACAATGGCTGATCCAAGTAATGCTGTTTTTGATAAAGTAGAACTTGATAAGGCTGTTAATGAAACAACAAAGCTTTGGAAAGATTATGTTATTGAAAATGGAGTTACTACTTTAACAGATTTAACTAAACGGCCTGGATTTGCTAATAAGATGGCTGATCTTACAGGAGCTTTGACAAGTAATAATCGAATGACATTAAGTATTCTTCAGGATAATATGGATGAGGGATATACTACATATTACACTTCTCAAGATCGTGACCAAATATTGATGGGAATGATTCAGAAAGAGAATGAAGCTAGAAGATATCAAGATAAACCAGAATTGTCTGGAGAAGACTTTGAAGCTTTTGTTCAAGAAGCTGAAAAGAAACTGATTCCAATGCAAAAGGACGCCTCAGGTGTTTATCAACCAATGATATCAGAAGAGCAAAAAGAAAGGGCTAAAAAAGCTATTGAGGCATCTATAGAACTTCAGCTTGGATTTAAGTCATTGCAAGATGAGCCTAAAGCAATTAGTGGATCTACTACTGTAAAGAATGAAGACAAACCTGATTACTATAAAACAGCTGCTGATGTTAGAACCGCTTGGATAAATGGAGATGTAAATGCATTAAGCAGTTTATCTGGAGGTAAGTACCTGTTTGAAAAAAAGGGTGAAAATACATACTTAATTATTAACGCATCGAATCCAAAAGATGTAAAGGGCCCATTCTATAAATTAGATGATGTAGGTAGTTTCTTTGGTGTCAGCGCTAGAGACACATGGACTAAGAAAATGGGTAAGGCTAGGTCGGCCGCTTCTAAAACACCAGCGCAATCTAGTGTTCTGTCAGGAACAAGAGCAGATTGGAAAAAAGCAGGCTGGTCAGATGCTCAAATAAATGAAGGTGTTAAAAACGGAAGTATAAAAGTTATATAATATGTCAAACGGATTACCATCACCAGAAGAAGTATTAGGAAAAGGTTCTAGATTACCATCTCCAGAACAAGTTTTGGGTGTAAAAAAAAAAGATCTTACGGCATCTGGATCGGCAAAACCTTCATTGGTAAGATCATCGACCACAACAACTATCAAGCCTACGGTATCTTCGTCTTCAAAAGGAAAGGCTGACGGAACATATTCTTTTCCGGGTGAAGATAACGCCATCTATAAGAAAGAGAATGGGCAGTGGTTTAAGTCATTTAAGGGTGAGTATAAGTACTATCCAATTACAAAAGGTGACGTTCAAAATCGCCTTCAATCACTTGAGAAAAACGCTGTCTCTTTAGAAAACTATAGCTTTGAAAAGCCTGAGCCCAAGATTCCTGAGGTTCCAAAAGAACTACAAGGTGACAGAAATACCATTCAATATTGGGACAAGCTACTAGCAGCCGGTAAAATAGATAAAAAGATTTACGATTACCACGCAGAAAGAATTGCGTCTTCTGATTTTGGTCAAGCAGTTATTAAAGCAGCCGCTCCAAAGCCAAAGCAAACAGCCGCTCAAAAGGCAGAGCAAGAGTTATTCAAAAAATCATTTGATGCGTTAGATGTAAATGATCCAGAGTACTTAAGGAGAAAAGCTCAGTCTGACAAAATAGATAAGTCGCTTTCATTGGTAACACCTGACTTTGTTAATGACAATGAAGGAGATGTTGTACCAGTAGTTCAGCAGATTATTAAAGACTACCCATATCTTGAAGTTGCTGAATCAGGACGTGGTTATGATGAGCTTCGTATCGTGAACAAAGTCACTGGTGAAGACGCTATAGTCAATTTGGAGAACTGGTCAAGTAGTAGAGATAAAGAAGAGGCCAACATATTGAAAGGTTTCTTGGACGTTCAAATGAACTCCAAGGCTTATGTTGAGCAAAAGCAAAAGGTTGACAAGTTGCAAGCACAGATGCAGACAGCCACGCCTACTCAACGTATTGAGCTATCTCAAAAGATGTTAGAAGAGAAGGCTAAGCTCAATGAGCTATCAACCGGTCGATATAACTACGCTAAGAACGATAAGTATAAGGCTGCTGCTATCTATGATAAGAATGCAAAGGAAAACATTAAGACTGATTTTGCTAAGATTCAACTACAAACTATTGACTACTCTGAGAAAGCTAAAAGCTACAACGAGTGGAATGCCACTGTAAATGAGGCAAGAAAAAAAGGCACTATTACTGAAGAGCAATACAACACAGAGTATGCTCCAAAGTTAGCAGCTGAGAAGAATATGCTTATTGATGAAAGAAATAAAATCAGTGAGCAGGTTATTCAAACAAAAGATAAGAGTGTATCTATTGATAATATAGCTGCCAATCAATATGCTATTCAGGCTGAGAAAGGTAACGTATTGTCAGGCGCAACTTACTCATTCCTACAAGGCGCTGAGAACTCATTGAGATTCTTACTTGAGACAGGTGACTTTAAGGATGGTGAGTTTAAGGGATTACTTACTGAAGCAGCTCCCGGATCAGTCAGTGATGTGTATACATCAGCTGAGGGTAGAAATGCTTTTGAGCAGATTGTATTTGGTCTTGCTAACTCAGGTGGCTCAGCGTTAGTTGGTGCTGCCGTAGGATCCCCTGGACTTGGCTTATATGCGTCTTCATATGTTAATATGAAAGACCAAATGAGTACGCCTGAATTTAAGGACGTACCTGAATACCAAAAGATATTAATGTCTGGTGTCTATGGCGCCACTGTTGGTGTGCTTGAGAAGTATGGTGTAAGCAAGTGGTTTACAAAGACTCCTGCAGGTAAAGGCTTGACAAACTGGATTCTAAAAAGAACTGTAAATGAGTTAGGTGAGGATGCTAGTGCTGAAGCAATTGACTTAGCTATCAAGAAAAATCTTGGCGTTGCTATAACAAATGGACTCATTCAAGTAACATCAGCCGGTATGGTTGAGGGATCAACAGAGCTTGCTCAAGAGGCAGCTGACATGGTCTACAAGGATGTGTTCAATAGAATGGCTGGCAAAGAGTACTTCCAAAATCCAAAGACATGGACTGAGGTTGCTGACAGATTAGGGCAATCTTTTATCCTTGGTTTTGCTGGAGGTGCGGGTATGCAGTCTATTACACAGGCAACTCAGGTTGGTCTTAATGAGCTAAACAAAGCACAGATCAACAACATCACTGATTTAATTGAAAACCCTGAGCTTAAGGATACTTTTAAGTTACACCTTAAGGATCAGATTATCTCAGGTGAAATATCAAAAGAAGAGGCCAAAAGACAGATCGATAAAATCAACCAAGTTGAGGGTGTGCTCAATAAGATACCAGCTAAGGTTGATAAGTTTGAGGCGTTCAAGTTGATCACCGAGAGAGACGAATTACAAAAAGAAATTGCAGGGAAAGACCCTGCTCTTGTCGCTGCTCAGACTGAGCGCGTCAGTGCTATTAATGATGAATTAAAACAATTAAGTTATGCCGTTCAAGAGCAAGCAACAAGTGAAGTATCTGTACAGCCAGGAGCCGAAAGTGGCGGAGAAATGGCGCAAGGAAAACCCGAAACAGGATCTCAAGAAGTTACCCAAGAAGGTGGCCAAGCCCAAGAAATAGTTCAGTCAGAAGAGAATCAGGCGCTTATAGATGATTACGTTAAAAGTCAGACTGAATTTATAAATGGTGCAACTGTAATAAGTCAAGAAGAAAAGCAACAGAGAATACAGGAATTAGAATCTGACCCTGTTGCATATGCTGAAAATAAGGCAGGTATTACAGAATTTGAAGGAGAGACTCCACATACTGATTTATTAAACTCATTACAGAGACAACCTGCTTCTAAAGAAAAAATAACTGTATTTAGAGGTGTAGGAAATAATGTAATGAGTGGAGATAACTCATCTACATTATGGGTTGCAGAGAATGAAGATGTGGCAAAAAATTATGCTGGCATATCAGAAGATGGAACGTTAAATATTGAAAGCTTAGAGGTTGATAAACCTTCTAACCCAATTGAAATGCCTTATAAATTAGCCACAGATGTTAGAGGATCTGACATTGCTAATAACTTAAGAAGCGTAGCTGCTGAATTAAAAAAATCAGGCAAACTACCAAAAGAAAATATATCAAAAGCACTAGAATTAATATCTGATTTTGAATCTAAAGCAGGCAATAATTTAGAATTATTTACAACTAAATTAAACAAACCGGAAGCTAATGAAGCTTTCTCAAAAGCAGTTCAAGCATTAGGTTTTGACGGTGTTATTCAAAAGGAAGCAGTAGTAAGAGATGGTGAAATGAGTAATACTTATGGTATATTTAAAAATACATATGCCAACTTATTGCAGGACAACCAAAAAGAAACTAACTTTGTACAAAATGAAACAGGAAACATACAACCCGAACGCACCGGAGACGGAAGAGGACGGACTGAGAGCAGGAAACTTACGCCTCTTGAGGGCGCGCCAGCAGTTCCAGGCATTAACGGGCCGGACCCACAACTTGTTGCAGTCGCAGAAAAATACGCAGCAGACAATGGCATCGAGCTTAAAAGACAGTCAGAGTACGTCGAAGTAGACGAGCAAAGAGCTAAAAGAATAGCCGATGCTTACGAGCAGATGGCTGATAATCCTCAGGATCCAAAAGTAAAAGAAGCATACCAAGATCTTATAAATCAAACAATTTCTCAGTATCAAGCATTAGTTGATGCCGGATATAAGTTTTGGTTTATGGACCTAAATATTCCAAGCAATGAAGAGTATGCAGCAAGCCCATACAATGCTCTAAGAGATTTAAGACAGAATAAGGAGATGGGTGTATTCCCAACTACTGATGGATACGGAGAAGGTGAAATAACACAAGAACAAATTAATGCAAACCCACTACTAGCTGACACAGGCATCAAATGGCCTGTAGGTGGACTAGATGGAGAAATGAAACCAGTTCTTGCAAATGACTTGTTCAGAGCAGTTCATGATGCGTTTGGGCATGGTCTTGAGGGCGCTGGGTTTAGAGCAAGAGGCGAGGAGAATGCATGGCAAGCTCACGTCAGATTGTTTACAGGACCTGCAGTCGGAGCTATTACTAGTGAGACTAGAGGCCAGAACTCTTGGTTAAATTATGGTCCTTTTGGAGAAACCAATAGAACAGCAAAAGTAGAAGACACTGTATTTGCTGACCAGAAGATTGGCCTTATGCCTGAGTGGACTTGGTCTGAAGGCCGTGCAGGTGACATGACTTATCAAGAAAATCTAGTAACTAATGACAACATCAATGATATAATTGATAGTCAAGAGATAGAGACTAGACAAAAAATAGCTAAGAGCGCCAAGCTTATAATGAGAGCTATTCCTGAAGCAAAAATCTATCTTCATAATAATACAGCTGAATATGATGCCGCCGTAGGTGAGCAAACTGAAGGCAAAGAGAACGGAAGATTTATTGGAACTGATATGGCTATCCATGTTAACATGGAGGAAGCTACTTCTCATACCTTGCTACATGAGGCATTCCATTATGTTATACTGAATAAAGGAATAGATGCAAAAGTTCTAAATGGTTGGGCAAAGTCACTTAAATCTATTATCAAAGATGAAAAAGCGATTAAGCGTCTTGATGATTTGACTAAAAAGTACTCTGCAGAAAACCAACCAGAGGAGTATATTTCAGAATTAGGCGCCATTATGGGTGCAGCAAAAGGACAATTAAGCACAAGTGCGTTACAAAAATTCAAAGCGTTAATCAATAAGATTGCAAAAGCAATTGGCCTACCGGCTATATTTACAGCAGCATCTACAAGACAAGACGCAATTGATTTTATTAATACCATAAGCAAGCGGTTGGTTACTGGTGATCAGATATTTGCTAATGGATTCCAAACAAGGATTGTACCGGCTGATTTAGCTCCTAAAAAACAAGTAAAAGTATCTGAAGGTCAAAAGCTTACATTTGTTAAGCAATCTGATATTATAGATTTCAAGTCGCTTGTTGATGACATTATATCTAAAGACCAAACAGTTTGGTTCTGGGTAGCTGATCAACTTGGGCGTGGTGTTTACTTTGACTCTGAGTTAAATGGCAATCACTATTTAGATGCTGGGCCATCATTTGCTTTAGATCCTGAGAACAGAAAGAATGGAGTTATATGGGCTTCAGGCGCAAATAAGTCAACTCTTGAAAAGAATATCAATAATAGCGATTATATATTCATAATTAGTGGATCGCCTCAGCAATCAAAGTTATTTAATAAGACTGTATCTAGTTTGGTTAAAAGTAAAATAGAAGCCAAAGTAGACTTTAATAAGTTTAAATCATCTATACTAGAGGCTAAACCAACTAAAGCGATTAAAGAAATACTAGAGAAGTATAACTCTTACGACGAAGTTTTCCTTGGTGCTGATAGAAAGAAATTTATTATTGCCATCAATGAGCAAAAACTAAAAGGCACTGCAGTTAAAAAATTACTTGAGTCTTATGATGCATTCTTAGAAACAAATGAACTAAGAGATGGTTTCTTTAAAGACAATGATTTTAAAATGGGCGATGTGATGCTTGTTCTAAAACCTACAGCTATAGGTGGAAAATCTAAGCACTCTACATATGAGAATGATATATTAGGTGAAGTAATTGGCGTTCCTAATATCATTGTAAACTCATACGACATTATGCCTGAAGAGGTTCGTAATAAATATAGAGATGATCTAGATAGAGCTCAACAACAACAAGTAGTTGCTCCTTATGGCATTGGCCTTAAAAAGGTAAAGCGAGTACCAGAGGTAAAGAAACAAAAAGGATTCAGCAAGCAGGAGGCCATTAGAAAGGCCAAAGAAAAATATGTACTATCTGTAAAGGAAAGAGGTAACACACCAGAACAGGGTGTCACTTCAGCACTCGAAGACTTGAGAAAGTCAGAATGGTATAATGAGGCTGATGACTTAATGAGAGAAGAAGCCGAAAGAGAGCTCAAGAAGTTCTTCGGTGAGAAAATGAAAGCCGCTCCTTCTATCAAAAAAGTAATGGCTATTAAGCCAACTAAAATACAGGTGGAAGAGATGACAGCACTCAAGTCACAAATTAGACTTGAAGCTAAGGCCGCTCGTGAAGCTAAAGGTGATCTTAATGCAAAAAGAAAAGCACTTGCAGCTGCGATCACTAGTATGGTAAGACAGGGCAAGATTACAGCCGTTCAAGCCAGAAGCATTATCAATAAGGTAAGCAGAGTTAACCTTGACAACCCTGTGATGGTTGATCGATTGATCAGCTATGCCGAGAGAGTGTTTGACAGAGCTGACTACCAAGAGACATTGAGCAAGGCAGCCAAGATCAGAAAGTCAATCAAAAAAGCCATGAAGTCAAAAGACTTGCAGGCTGAGGTGGCTGGTGTAGCTAAGAGATTTTCTGGTGTTGATCCGTTTATGGTTGAGGATATTGATCAGTACATTGAGACAGCTGAGAAAATGTTGAATGCCGTCAGACCTGTCAGAGAGACAGAGGTGCCGCTTCGACAAGCTACTGATATATACGAGATTAACGAATATGCGACAGCTCAGATTGAACGTCAAGAGGCAAATAAAAAAGCTGAATTACTTGCGTTGAATAAGTACTTAGTTGAAGCTGGCATCATTACTGACGACATGACTGCCAAGGAGATACAAGAGATGATCGACATCATTGCAGCTGAAGAGTATGAGGTTGAAGATGCTGACAAGAAGCTCAACTTTTTGAAAAATCGTTTTGATTTTATGTCTGGTATAATAGAAGAGATGATTGTGAATAACAGAGATGTGTTTACAGATGAGCCTCTTTACATAACTCAGAACGAAAAACAACTAATGAGTGAGGTTCTTAAGTTCGACATCGATAAGCTGTCAGTTAAGCAAGCCGCTCAAGTTCTCGAGGCGATGGATAACTTCATCAACAACGGAATCACTAGTGGTTTAGAAGCTGTGGTGAAAGGATACATTGGAAATGAGAACGCTAACAAACTAGCTGCATCTGGCCTTAAGTCAAGACCGATTAAAATGTATTGGAATAAAGCTGTTGGCCGTTTCTTTGGTGAGCAGTTCGTTTCATTACCATTGCTCATTGAGAGAATGTTCCCAGGAATGAAGAAGGGTCTTAACTTTATGTCAGAGATGGGTCTTACTGATGTAATCAGAGGCACATCTAAAGCTGACAGAGAGCATAAGATGATCGTAAAAGACTATACTAGTCAGGAGTTCTATAATGGTAAAGGCTTTATGAAGGCTGAGAATGTATACGAGAGAGGTATGATTGCCTTCTTAAGTAGAAATTTGGCCGGAACCAAAACAGAAATGCGTAACGAATTCTTACGTCGCATCAAGATGGTTGAGGAATCTATCAATGCCTTAATGACTGGATCAGAGACAGAAAGAAAAATGGGTGAAGCTTATCAGAAAGTATATGACAAGCTGAAAGTTGATAGCCAGGATCTTGACGTCATCAAAGCCAATGCTGAGCAGATGAACATTGATGCTGTTAACTGGATGACACAGCAATGGGCTGAGAAGTACAGCGACCTATCTGACATTAGTTTGTCTGTATACAACGCAATACTTGGAAGTGATACCAACTATACTCCGGATAGATACAAAGGACTTGACGAGTCTGATATTGAGCTAGATGAAAACTTACTACAGAAAGGTAGCGCGTTTATGGGTGGCCTTGAGTACACTGATAAAAATAAGTCAGGTGTATTGATCGAGACAACTAGACCAAAAACCTTACCACAAGGAAGATTTGTTAGCCTTGATTTTGACGTCAACAATTTCTCTAGTCTCAAGGGGGCCATGATTGATATTGAAACAGCTCCTGCTATTCGTCAGGTCGATGGGTTTATTAAGTCAGATGGATACAAGAAAATTGTCAACGGTGACGACAGAAAAATTCTTACTCGTCGTATCAATAACTATATCATTGCTGTTAAAGGAAAGAATGCCTTCAATCGTGACACAATGAAGTCAGTTGAGCGTTTAGCTAACTTCTTAGGAAGCCTTGGTGTTGGTAAAGCGTTAGGTGGATTAGACCAAACAATCAAGCAGACGGCTCCGGTTATCATCAACACATTGATTAATGCCGGGCGCTTTGATGGTCTTAATCTTGAAATGAATGCAGCTATCAACCGATCAGGTATGCCAATTGCTAACCGTGGTATTGAGGCCATAGCAGGTGTTGAGTCTGTTGATGCATTGATAGACAAGAAAGGTGCAAAAGCTGCTGAGATAGCTAAGGCTATTGAGAAGGTTAGTCAGATGTACATGAAGGCTTTATTATCTAAGCCAGATGTATGGGTTGCTCGCTCGTCATTTATTTCTTACTACAAGAATTACTTGAAGACAAACGGCATGTCAACTGACATCGACTGGGAAACACATGAGTGGAATCAAGATGCGATGAACTATGCACAGATGATGGTCGACCGTCAGCAAAACATTTCAGATGAGAAGTTGGCTGGTTCATTCATGAACTCACCTGATCCATGGAAAAGCGTAACTAGAAAAGTCATACTCCCATTTGCTACGTTCATCATCAACCAGAAGAATCGTATGCATAATGACTTGATTGCAATTTTTGGAATAAAGGCAGGTACTAGCCTTGAGGATAAAAAGAAAGCATGGAGATCATTAGCTGGATTAGCTTCTGAAATGTTGGCATACCAGGGTATTGCATACTTTATCAAGACAATGATATACGACAACATTGCTTCTATGATTACCGGCGAAGACGATGAGGAAGAGAAAAAAGATCGCTCATTCTTTGGTTTATTTAAAATGACTAATAAACAATGGAACGCGACTAAGTTCCCTGTGAAAAGTTTAGTGTCTGACGTTATATCTCCATTCCCATTATTTGATGACGCTGTGGTATTTGGTTTTGATGAGTTAATGAGTAATTTTCCAATGATATCAAAAGAAGATATCGATAAAGCTATTCAAGATCAAAACGATGCAAGAGTACTTAAAGGTGATGAACCAATGAATGCTGAGCAGGAAGCTAATCTCATCAAGAATCTTAAAGACAAGAATACATATAAGGTTACATTCCAAAAAGAAAGCTTAGGCCGTCAGTATGGTGTACCCGGTATTGCATTTGACACATACACCGAGCTTGCGGAAATGGCACAACTAGCCTACACAGGTGAGTTTGATGATGACATGGGATTTGGCCCAAAGAAAAAGTACATCAGTAAGAAAGACCAAGAACTTGTCAAATGGACATTGTTACCAATGGTACTATACTCAACAGGGCTTGTGCCAAAGGATGCCGGTGTGGTATCAAGAAAAGTTGTAGCTACAGTAAAGAAGAGATCAATTAGCGAGACTAAATTTAAGAACACTAGTGAGCTGAAGACTGAGCTTGGCCGTAAGCCAAAAGAATGGGAGGAAAGCTTGGTGATGAATACCACCAAGAAGGTGCCTACAATTGTTGAGGCTATTAAATTTGCCGAAAAATGGGCTAAGCTCACAGAAAGTGAAGAAAAAGAATATGCTAAGTATTTTATGAAGACAGGAGATTACAACTATCTAGACTTAAAAAGAATTGAAGATGGCGAAACAGCCGATCAGATATTAAAGAAGTAAGGCATAACAACCTTACGATTGGAATCAAGGTCGATCTGGAAGAATACAAATCCTGATCGGCCTTTCTTAAAGTTGGTCTGAACCCACTCTGAACTTGGCGAGAATGCTGGGAAGTTAAAGTAGTCAAACTCATCAGACGAGCTGTAGTCAAACAGCATCTGGTGTGAGTCACCCTTACTGAACTCAACGTAGTCGCATGACCTTATGTCTTGGGCGTGTCTAATGTACTGAGATATTTTCTCAACACTTCTCGGATCAAGTTGGACCTTGAAGCCGAACTTAAGGTTGCGAGAGTCTTTGCCATGGCTGATGATAAACCCATGTTTTCCAATTATGTAGTGGTTTATAAAGCGCTTGTGGTTGACGACATGCACGTTGCTGTACTTGCGATCAATGACATGCTTAAATGCTGAGTTAACAATGTAACCAAAGGCACCTGAGTGGTTGTCCTCACAGATGTTGTTACACATGATGTGCTTATATTGTGGCGCTAGGTAATCAATCAGCATCACCTTAGCCTTGAGGCCAGATTCAAATGCCTCTTCGTTTGTCATGTTCTGTGGGAGCTTATGACCCTTGCGAGTTGTCTCACCATCCCAACCATCCATAAAGTCTCCTAGATCGTCTATAACAAGGCTATCTGACGACTTATTAGCCAATACGAACTCTGCCATCTCTTTAACTCGTTTGATGAGCTCAGACTCATTCCATTCAGCAGCATACAACGCCAATCCCTTACGGCTGGCATCCATACCAACGTGGACGTCAGTCCATACCAAGCGATCGATCGTCTTGCCGGGCTTCCAATCGCCCTTAGGAACTGGCGCCTTGCCTTCAATACACTTTGAGATGATTGACTCATAGTCCACCTCATCAACTCGGTAGGCCGGGTTCTTTATGAAAAGAGATGCCTGCTTGGTCTTAAGCCAAAGATATGGTACATTTGATGGTGCAACCTGAACGTCGTCGCATGCGTCTTTAACACCCTTATCGTTGTGTTTAGATACAGCGCGAGACACGTAGATACGCATCGTCTCTGGGTTGGTTGTAAGGTTGTTCTCTGAGATTATTTGTCTGGCTATATCAGCCTTAGTCATTCCCGAGTTTAGGAGCTCGAGAATTCTGTCCATGTACTGCTTCATCGTAATGGGATTTGTGTAGATCCTTAAGGACCAGGATTAGATTTTGAATAGTGGGGATGAGAGTGTCGTAGTCTTCGTCCATGAGTTGCTCATAGATACTATCAGTAAGCTCGTTGATTTCGAGCATAACTGAGTTGACATAGTTTACATTCTGCATTACGCGAGCTAATGTACAAATAAATTAGACAACATAGTTGAACGTTGATAAATATTTTATTGGATTTACTTGATAAGTTATCCGATATTTATTAATGTTCTCTCGTTTGATATTTTTTGCGATGAAGTAATCACTGACAATTGACCCATCTTCTTTTATTCCGACTGGCCATTTCTCTAGTACCCTATTTATAGGGTATAGCCTAGTCCCACTCTTAAGTGGGACTGCCTTTATGGTTATATTAGCGGCGTATACTCCTGGCTTCATAGATCGCTAAACTTTAATCCGTAGTTCATAGAAAACCAACCCATCTGCTTTTCTGCTGCTATTTTTTTCAATCTAAGCGCCTTTCTTAGGTACTCAACCCCCCACTTCTTCCACTGCTCGTTCTGCTCAACGGTCATCGTCCAATCGGTATACCAAGCATCCTTACGGTTGATGATATCCTCATACGTCACCTCGTGACCCGCAATCTCAAACATCTTGTTGATGAGGTCTGCTACTACTTTATCTTCCTTTGTCATAATCCAAATGCTTTAATTGTTTCCTTGAATGGATTGCCTTCAATATTTTTCACTAAGTCCAGCATCTGCTGAGCTAACTCTCTTGTCTCTTTATTCTTTAATCTTAAATTCATATATTCTTTTTATTAAATTTAAAAACTGAGTATAACTTAAGTTTCTTTTTGCTTTATTGCAATCTTCACAACAAGAAACAACATTATTAATATTATACCCTATTGAAGAATCTATTCTATCTACGCCATTAAAATATACTCTCGATAATCCCAATCTAGATTTAGATCTATCTTTTCTACATTTGTTTGGTTCTAGGTTACAATAATGACAATTACTAGTAACCATCTGTTTGAATTGATCAAAAGTTAGATTAAATACCCATGATTTTTTTTTGCATTTAGATCTATAATTAGAAAATAATATAGAACATTTTCCTTCTATAGGGTCTTTATATTTAACACTTGCTGTTTTTGCCCATTCTGATATTTTATCTTTCCTACACGCAGAGCAACAATAAGTATTTCTAGATTTTTTAGATTGACTAAGGGAGTATTTAGGGGCAGTTTCAATATTTCCACAAATACATTTATACTTATAATAATAAATATTACGACCCTTACCTTCTTCAACCCTATCAAATTCTATAATTGTTACTTTTCCTATAATAGTCCCAATAAAAGATGAGTGCTTAATTCTGTTTTCATATACTTTCATATTTAAGATGTTTTATTAACTTAACTAATTATAAAAGTAAGTAATATATCTTAAATAAGCAAATTATCTTTATCAGATATTAAATTAAAAGCAGCTAAAGTATCTTTAAATGGGTTATTTGGTATATTTTCTACTAAATATAACATAGTATTTGCCAAAGTTTTAATCTCTTTTTGAGCGTGCTCGCTGTTGCGGAGCTGCTGGAAGTGATAGAAGCTTCTCCAATTGAACATCACGTCCATGGTGATTTGCGAGTTGAAGGTCTTAAAGAACCGAGCCGACTCCTTAGCGCGCTTGCGGCCTAAGACAGGTGTTAGGTCTTCAAGGCATTTATGGTAAAAGTGATTACCTAATTCAGTATATCTTTCAAGAGTTTGAATCCAATCTTCACCACCATTACCTGATTTATTATAGACCCCACTCCAATCCGTTGGGTAGTATGCTTTATCTTCCTTCAGCTCCTTGTAGCGGGCAGACTCACCGTTGATACTACATCCAATCCTATGCTTTAGAAGATGGATGTGTGAAGCTTGGTCCACCGTGACTAAGAAGTGCAGCGAGGACTTCTCAAATGGCGTGTGGTGACCTTCTGATGCCAACATCTCTAGTAATTTTGGGATGCGCTCAAGCTTATCATCTGTTAAGTCTCTTGATGTTGACGTCCAAGCCGACTGAGCGTGGATACTGTCTGATCCGTAGTGGCCTAATAATTCTACAGTGTTCTTCATTTCTATTTAATTTATGTGGCAATAATTACCCCTTATACTTTCTAATGATGTCAAAAGTTCGGTTTAAATCCGAATCTAGCTTAACGGTGTCGTTGTGCCAAATAGGATACCAAGCGATGGTGTAGCCGTGATTAGCGCTGTAGTCCTCAGGTCTTACCTTGTTCCCGTTAACGCTCTCTAGGTATATCCAAGGGACGTTACCAACAAGCTCCAACTCGATGCCAATCTTCTTTAGTCTGTTGATGAATATCTCTACTTCGTTCATATTATTCTGATTTAAATTTTTGTTTGCAGAACATCTCAAAGCTATTCTTGTACAATTTCTTTCTGATTGCTAATAGATAGCGACCCCATAGCTTATTCTTAACCCATACGGTTATCTTCTTGGTTTCCTTCATCTTATTCCGTTTTTCCATAGCCATAGTTTAAACTTTATCCACCTTCTTAATTTCTTATACCAAGGGCCTTTTTTTAGACTATTGGCTTTGTCTTTGATTAGTCCCATCTTATTCTGATTTAAAGATTTGGTTGTAGAATCTCTCCTCAATTTCTGATTTTTCATAAGGTTCTACAGTTGGTTCAATTAAATTATTAGCCTCCTCTGCTATCTTGAATCCAAAATTAATCATCTGCTCCTTTTCTTTGTCAATCATTTGAGTTGCCCAATGATGAATAGTATTCCATACTCCTGCGCAAGCACTACCTTCTTGCTCTTTTGCTATTGCCATTTGTTCTAATTTATCGGCAAACTCTTGCATTACTGTCTTCATGTTATTCTGATTTAAAGGTTACATCAACTTCAACTTCGACACCAATTTTCTCAAGTAGTTTTTTCAAACTTTCGCCAATAGAATACTCCTCAACACCTATGGTTTCATCCAACGGAGATTTAACATAAATTAATCCGTATTCTTCATCGGTAAATCCGCTTTCATGAGCAGCTTTCATTACTTCGCTCCATTTTACTTTCATATTATTCTGATTTAGGTTTCTAATTTTAACCACCAAACGGCATTTAGTGGCTTATTTTTGCTACAATAAACTAACCGTGTTTAGCGTAGCATTTTTTGGTTTACTTGGGGACAAATTGTCCCTATTTACAATTGCACTCGTGGATTTCATTACTGCCGTAGCAGGCGCATAATTTTGGCTCGTCTTCGTAGCTATCCATGTTCATTAGCTCAATGATGTTTTCCTTTTGATGGGTTTTAAATTCCCTGTACTCAATCTCCTTGCGGATAAGCTCCATGTGCCAGTCAGCTCCACCGTAGTCTAACACAGCCTCCAAGTGGTCATCTTCCATATCGCATATCGCAATCCATGTTAGTGGCTGCTTGCCATCCTTACCACGGCTCCCTCTCGTTGCGTACTTACGCACTATCTCGTAGTCATCGTCAGCGTAAACAGTGAAGAGCTTAATCTTGCTCATGTCTTTAGCACCGTATCTGAGGTAGGCTGTTCCTCCGTCCACCATGGCCTCGTTAGGGCAACTACAGGTGTCGTAGTCATGACGATGATAACTAACGATGGTATCGTTGCACTCTAGGCAGGTCACTGAGTTGTAAACTATTTGTCTATCCATGTCAATTCGTAGTTTGAGTTCTCTGTCTTGAATACTATGTGGCTATCACCCTGCTCTACTATCTCGGTTACAGGAGTAGTAAGCCATGTGTATACCCAACTGTGTGGGTCTAAGATGAGCGATAGACCAACGGCTGGCTTCTGATGAAGATATTTAAATTTTCCGTCATCGCTCCACTCCACCCAACCGATGTTCGCTCCGCGCATCGTCTTCCAATCGTTGTATCTAGCTAACGTGTACTTAGTAATGCTGATTGGTATCTTACGTTGTCCTAACTTTCTCATGTTATCTATATTTCGCCAAATGTGCTTAATATTAAGTGGTTTTGGCGTGGTTTAAGTAAATTACCCCGGCAACGTATCACCGGGGGGTCCTCGGTGTTCACCTAAGTGAGCAGTCGAGTGGGGTACGGTTCAATCGGTTTGCTCAACCAATAACAGCACCGCTAGTGCGGTCAGGGCCCGATTCGAACGGGCATGGAGCTTATCCCTCTTTTCTACTTCTAGGCATGCTGATTAAGTCGACCTCACAGCATGAAACCTATTTTTCGTCTATTAGCGTCTACCTTGGGCTTCGTACACTGCCGTGTCACATCAACACCATTCCGCCACCTGACCATTGTTCATTTATTCCAACCGTTCACGATACGTGAACAAAAACCACCCGACTCTAGCTTGGTGGCGTGTGTAAGCGAAGGGGCCTCCTGCCTTACACAGCTAGATGGAATCAGTCAGCTGCCCTGTCCATCGTACTCTCGATAGTGCGCATCGTTGAGAGACTACGAGGTTCAATATTAAAAAGAGGGGAGGCTCCTGACTTAATCTAAAATCTGCCTTTTGTTTTAAAGGTTAATATTAAACTAAACTCCCCTCTTGTAATCTAAATAAAATCCTATCGCTACAATGATGTTCATGCCGACAGACATGAGTATCTCATGTATGTCCCTATACACATTCAAGCTCAAGTGCACATGCCCAACCACCCAAAAAGGAATGGCCAAATTTTGGCTGATCCAGATGATTGTGAACTTTATAAATCCTCTAGCCATTGTCTGAAGTAGTTACCCATGTTGACAAGTTCATAGTAAAATTCATGCACATCTTTCTCCTGCTCATGATCCATCTTCTTGTACAAATGGTTGATCGACTTTTCAACAGCCTCAATGAAATCATTGCCCGACTTTTTTATTCTCTTGTCATATACGTGTGGATAATCTTCTCTGATGTCTTCCATGAAGTCCATCATGACTGGAAGAATGCCAATAACAGCAGCTAATTTCTTTTCATTCGATATCATAATACTCACCATTATACCAGGTAGCCGATACTCCGTGGTTCTGTAGCTCCTTAATTCTATAAACCTGCAGAGGTCTCGGCTTGTGTCCTGGACGTTTTACTTCTATAAATTTAACATCTGAGTTCTTTGGTATGGCTATCAAGTCAGGGATCCCCGGCTTATTTGTAACCGATAGCTTGAGCACATAAAAGCCCTCACTCTCCAACTTTTTGATCAGTTTCGACTGTATCTGCTGCTCGGTCACCTACAAATGTAGATGTTTTTTCGTAAACACCCAACTTCAACCTACGTTTTATTCTTAAAAAATCTTCTATCCTTTTGGCATTTAATATATCTTCATTTAAATTATACTCTATTTTTCTTCTATATATACCTCGGTTGTGCATGAACTTGCTATCTCCTAGGTAATCAGCCACACACTTGGTTTCAGATGCGTATACAACATCTCTAAACCTAAGCATGTCGCTATGCACGCGAAGTCCATGGAATATACTTGCATGATTTTTTCCAAATACTTCAGCTGTCTGCATTAGATTTAAGCCTGCCTCTCGAAGCTCGTTGTAGATGTAGTATCTCTTGTATACTAACTCTCTTTTTCTTAATTTGTTCTTAAGTCCATGAATCTCAATAAAGTCATGTATTAATGCTAGTCTGTTCATATCTTCTCAACTTTGGTTATATACTCCGGATCAATCCACTGATTGCGCTTGGTGTAATACAGGCCGTCCATTCTAAACGCGCGGTGGCTTGTATCCTTTCTATTGAATGTTGTGTAAACCTTATACTGGTTGTCAGGATCAAACCTTGCATGGAATACCTTGGTGTCATCATGCTTAGTAAGGCTTTCCTTATAACGCTCATTTCTGTTCATCCAATCAAACAACCGATATCTCTGCTCATCTGTCATCTGCTCCCAATACTTGTCAGTAAGGCTTTGCCAGAACATTGCCCTAGCGATTGGCACCTGTGGTATACATGCTTCGGCTAGGAATGCCAGCTCGAAGAAGTCTATTTCAAATTTGCTCATAGCTTTTCGATTATTGCTTTTTTCATAGTAAGTATATTATATCCTTTTTTGACTTTTTCAGAAGCCCAAACATACTCTGTTTTTTCAATTTTATATAATTCATCATTAAAAAAGACTAACTCTCCTTGATCAAAATTTCCATAGAAACAAGCTATAAGTGTTTCTGGTATATTTTTTAATTTTTCGTTTGTGATTTCCTTTATATTCATAGCTTTTCTATTTCTTGTTTAACTTGTTGCCAATATTCATCTGTTAAATCATCTTTTCTAACTATTTTCATTGATAATATCTCATCAACTGCAATCAATGCACATTGCTCGGCTTGTATGCTGCACTGAATTTCCTCTGTGAACTCTTGACAAATGATGTAGTATTTATCAAATAGTTCTTGCGCTTTCTTTTTTGGTGTCATAATCCTTCTTAAAAATATTTAATGTATAGCTTTTCTTACTCTTCACCGCCTTGTAGATCTTATCCTCAATGCCGCCTGCGCTGAATATCCAGTAGACCTTATTGAACTTACGATCCATAGTGGTCATTCTATCTTTTGCTTGAAAGTACGACGTCGCGCTGAAGTCAATGTTATAGAACACCACATAGTCAGCGTTCTTTAACGATATACCCTCGCGACCTGATACAATCTGCAGCGCAATTACTTTATACTGACCGGTATCAAAGTCTTCCAAATTCTCAGTCAAATCTTTGCCAAAGACAGACTTAAGTGCGCTCAGCTCTTCCTTAAACTTGTAGAAGACGCCAATCTTAAAGGTATCGAATCGATCCCTGATAAACTCAGACTTGGTGTTGTCAATCGTCATGCTGTTACCACTCTCAAACTTCACCGTACCACTCCACAACTGATGGAGCTTCTGCATCAACTTGACCGGCGTGTCGCCAAGTATCACCTCGTCCTTCCCTTCAACAACCAAGTCGCGCTCCAACTTCTTCACAATCATCTTTGTCTTCTCCGACATGTCGACATAAAGAACTTCCTCCTCGATCGATGTCTCAAAGCCAGCCTGTGACTGCGTGAAGCTGATCATCAGATGAGCCACATTTGACATGATCTTGAGCTCCATTCCACTTGAGTAGTCAGTTACCTTGAATCCATTGATCACCCGGTCGAACTTATTGACGTAGTCATCGGCCCATCGGTAGAAGTTCTTGTACTCCTTGAATGGAGAATGGTCGCTTACCCAGAACTGATGGTACATCTGACTGTATGACTCTGGGCATGGTGTGCCTGATAAGAATATCATTGGCAAGTGGCTGTACATCTTCTTGTACATCTTGGTGTACAACCCTGGCTTTGGGAAGGCACCAAACCTGTGGTGCTCATCGTGAATGATTAGATCAGGGTCAGTCATCTGTGCCTTATGCATAGACTCATCGTTAATTACCTCAATCATAAAGTCATGACCAAACTCTGCGTAGTCCAACATGATTGATCCAACGGCCTTCTTTTTTGTAAGGAACAACACCTTCTTAGCGCCAAACATATTGGCTATCTCCAAGGAGGTGGCCGTCTTACCGGTTCGCACCTCCATAGCTAAGTACAAGATATTGTACTTCTTTAGCATCTCTACACCCCTAGATGCGATATCACTTTGATAGCTTCTTAGCGTCTTCATCTCTTAATAATTTAATTGCAGCATTCAATTCATCAGTAAGCTCTTTTGACTGACTAACCGATGATAACTCTCTTCGTAATGCCATGATGGCATAATACGGGTCAGCATACCACTCCATGTGAAAGCCTCTGATTAAGCCTATGGCATTTAGATACGAATTAAGCATATCTCCAAGCTCCTTGCTTATCTTTTTACTTTTGTTCATGTTCATCACCTCGATGGTGGCCTCCATTCTCTTGTGGAGTATAACTAATGGCAGATTCATAACTCATACATGTCATCGCACCAGATAGGTGTTTGCTCACCTACATAGCTACCGCGAATGTTAAACTCAAAGTGCTCAATCGCATCTTCCATTGACATCTCGTCTTCAGTAATAAGTATCTCAATTACTCTTTTAACTGAATAGACTAGCCGCATAGGCTCAGCTATCTCAACGCCAATCACGGCGTCATCAAACCCATCAGCCTTTAAGAAGGTATCGTCCGGGTAGCATTCTAAAATTTCTTCTAACATAACTTTGTTTGTATTGGATTTTTAACAATAAAATGAATCTCCTTGCCGTTCATGCCCTTGTATGCCCTTGGCTTCTGACCGAACGCATACTCACCATACGCATCAAGCCAATGGTAAAACTTAGCGTTTGACAACTTATATCTACCATAGCGGTCGTAGTCTGGATAGTCAGCAACAAATCGATTGAGCATGTCCTGGCCTACTGACTTGGCATTTGGCTTGGTGTCCATGTTGTCTCTAGCTGTAGCCCACTCCCAAAACTCAGGTGATGTCTCAGCGATCAGCTTGCGTACCTTTAGGTTCTTGAATTCAGTCTCAACCAATCCCTTCTTCAGATACAACTGAAGGTTACGGATCATGTAGTTATCGAACTTCACCCATTCACCATCGTCCCATCCGCTGTAGAGCATGTGACCAAACTCATCCTCAGGCGTCTTTTCTTTGGTGTAGTACTGTCTGAACTCTAAGTCCCATTTGCGTCGCTCAAATGAGTTCCCTGCGCCCTTGATGGCGTAGTTTGTGGTGATGAATATCTTTGGAGATCGCTCAAAAGGAATGTGAATCTCATCCTTATTCTTTTTCTCTAGTGTTATACCCTCGGTGATCACTGAGAATAAGTTCTCAAAGGCAAACCCCTTAGACACGTCATCAAAGACCAACACCTGAGTGTCAACCTGCACGCGTTGGTATGGGAATGACTTTTGGAAGCTGAACCCCTTACCGTCAATCTTGACCATCTTTTTCATATGGTTGATTGAGTTGACAAAGATACCCTTACCAGTACCACCCTCTGGGTTGGAGCTGATGACCTCATCGTTTAGAATGACAGCCGGACAATAGCTTGCTGGCTTGTAGCTGTGCATCATGTAACCAAGAGTTGACTCCATCGATCGCTTGCGTGACTCGTCGTCTCCTGAGATGTTGTGAACAAATCTCTCGAATTCGTTTTCACCGATATCATCTGTGAACACAAACTCACGATTGATACGCTGCATCTCCCATACGTGGCCACCTAGGTCCTTGTAGTCGATTACATTAACTCCATCCTTAGTTATCTGTACAGCGCAGTTCAAGTAGTACAAGTAAGCGCTGTCGATGGTATCCTCTTTGAACACAGCGTCAATCTTGGGGACAAAGTTTAAGAACGTCTCCTGAAAGAACTTGGTGTTCATGGCGAAGTAGTTGTACACCATCATGTCATCAATGTCCATCAGATAGTCCAACACAAAGTCCTTAATCATGTCGTCAGTCACATCGCTCATCAAGTTGTCGAGCACCCTAACAAACACAAACGTCCTTGATCCGGGTGGATAGTACTTAAAGAATCCGTTGTTATTTAGAAACAATCTAAATAAGTGCGGCACCACCTCAACCTTACCTTTGCTTGACTTGGTCCAGAACTCAGTGATCTCAGGCAGCTCCTCGATCTGGTACTTCTCAGCAACCTCCTCTGCAGGAACACCTCTCTTTAGCTCGTTCTTTACGTTCTCAAACTCGTCGTAAAACTTGGTGCCAAACGTCGACATGTCCTTGTATGCGCTGTTCACAATCGTCACTATCTCTGACGCCATCTCACCATCCTGATCCTGATCGTTCATGATTGAGTGGGCCATTGTCTTGTCGATGCCATACTCCTTGAGCGCTACGCCTAGCACATATAGGTTGTTGTTGCGATGTCCTGGAACCATGCCATAACTCTTGCCCCACCATGTGAGTAGTCGTCTGGCTATCTCATTGTAGTCGTTGAGTCGGATGGTTGTTGTTTGCGCAACACGTTGCTGCGCAACCGTTGGCCTAACCATCTCAGTAAACAGCTCAGCGTCAGCGTTGTAGTACAACTCAGGGTCATAGCTCTCATAGCATACACGGCTGAGGTTCTGACTAGTGGTGTCAAACTCCTTGCGGTTGTAGTATTTTTCTAGGCCTTTGAAGTATAGCTTATGGTTCTCAATGTCTTTTGGTATCTTGACCAACACCTTGAGGCCATCACCTGACGGGGATAGGAAAACCGATAAGGTAAACTTATCGAGCATCAAATCAAACTTAAAGTCCTCTAGCTCTTGGTCGCTGTCAAATCCATCAAAGTCCAAGCAGATGACTCCGCTGTGATCTATGCATGCAGTGTCTGCACGTTTCTCAAACCTACCGCTAAAGCAAATGGCTGGGAGTAACTTCTTCTTTTCATTGCGCGCATCCTTTTGAGTAAGGGCTCTCACTTGCTCCACTATCTGCTGCGATTTTCCCTCCCTGATCCTCTGTAGAGCTGTCTCTAAAGACACGTAGAACGGCTTGCTGGTGTTTATCACCGTTTGAAAATAGGTTATCATATTCTTTTTTATATTCGTTAATCACCGCCAAATAAGCAAGGTTTCCCTTGATTTCCATACCATTGTACTCATAGGTCTCAGACATCATCTTCTCATGCGTCTTGATACCATGAATGACCAATGAGTGTCTCCTATTGAACAACCTACCGATCTCTTGAAGTGTCATGTTTTCTCGAAGTATACTGAACAAATAGTTGCGCTTGTATACCAAGTCAACGCGCTGACTCGGGCCGTCAAGGCCATCCCTCTTAATCCATTCTTTTATTTGATCTAGCATACAAGTTTTCATAATAAGTTAATTTACGTCCGGTCAATCCGTCTGTAATGTCACTGGTCTTTGGTACCTCAATGACATGAAATTCTTTCTCTGGCTCCTTACTAAATAAGAAGTAGCCAATCAGCACGCCTAATCCAATTAGCGCGGCTGCAATTATAATGTCTCTTTTCATTTGTATTCGTTATACAAGTCTCTAATACTCCACCCTGTGCCTCTAGCTACAGCAGCTACACTTACTATACCTGCAAACTCTAGCATGCGCTTTTCTTCTAGTTCTTTGGCTTGTTCAAATAAACTTTCCATAAATTCAGAGTCGCCTTCTAATATTACTTTCTTGAGATTTGCTTTTAGTTCCTCTTCTAAAAATTCTACTGCTGTCATTCTGATTTAGGTTTTTTAACTCCCATCTCCTCAGCTGTGTTTGGAGATGTTTTCGGTTTCTTTACTGGTTGGTTTTCTATTATGATTATCATCTTATTCTGATTTATTTAGTTCGTGTTTTACTTGCTTCGCGGTAGCCCTCGCTGAAGCTCTTTACTTTCTCAATGCTTATCTCTTTACGGATTCGCTCAAGGTACAACGTGAAATCCATAGCTTCCTTCTGAGCGTGATTTATCCAATCAAAGATAGTCAGGTCTTCTCGGTCTAATGTAGTTCCGTATTTACGTAAGCCAGTAGCTGAGCGTTCTGCATACTTTGCCATTACGGATAAAACTACTTGGTCTTTTATTTCTTGGTTCATAGCATTTGGATTAGTGCGTTATAATACTCACGAGCAAGTTCAATCTTCTCTTTTATCTGCTCGATTACTGCTTCGTCTTTTTGTCGTTCTTGAAAATAGCGCCCGTGTTTGTTTTGTTTTCCATTTGTTTTTTATTTATAGGTTACTGAATATTGCGTAAATTACATAGATAACTACTACTGAAGTGAGTAAGATAGTTCCATAAGCAGCCATCTCTTCTCGTCTATCGTCTTTGTTTAGTTTCATTGTTCTTCTTGTTTAAAGGTTATTTCTAAATTTGTCATCCCATATTGCCGTCAATGTAAGTATTAATCCTGCGCATCCTCCAATAAATGAAAAAGCGTAAAATAATACGGGTGTCATTTCTGTTTTTTGTTCGTACCATTGACCAAAAATTGGAAATAATAACGATGATATACTAATCACTGATATTGCAATTAATGTTTTAATGATTTTCATTGCTTCGTTTGTTTATCGCTAACTCAAATACTTCTTTAAAATAATCATCTAATGTTCCTTTTCTTGGAATATCATCAGTTTCCATTACTATAATACAAATATGTTTAGCTTGTTCTTTTTCGAGTTCTAAATTCTTTTGAATTATATTTTCTAGTTCAGAATAATTAATTTGACTATTGTTTAAACTAATCATTCTGCGTTTTACTAAATCATCTAAAAAATGTTCTACTGCTGTCATTCTGATTTATTTAGTTCGTGTTTTACTTGCTTATAATAGGTTTTCCAATTAAACCCTTGCCTATCATCTTCAACAAATGATAGTATCTCATCAACTGTATTTTTTGCAGATTCTTTGGCTGCTTCATAAATTTCAGTTGAATTATATCCATCTCTTAATTCAAACATTTTATCTAAATGTTTTTCAATTAGTTCTTCTGCCTTTTCTTTAGGTGCTTTCATCTTATTCTGATTTAAAGGTTATTGAATACGTCTGATACTTTTATCTCAACTGGATTACCATACACGTCTGTTATCTGGAATATGCTATCCATGTTTATGTTGAGAGCTTCCATGAACTTTAACACTGGCTCTAAACGATTAATCTCTTTACTAACTATTTGAGCCGCTTTGTCGTAATAGTCAGACGGCTCTCTCACAATCATCAATCTCTCAATGTAGAGAGTTGCGTCCTGTAATTCTTCCTGCAAATGCTTCAGCCATTCAAGCTCACTTAGATCGTCACGCGTTAGCATCGTCCCGTACTTCTTGATACCTGTTTGGGATCTATCATGATATTTCTTGATTACCCTATCAACAACAGGGTCGGTCTGCTGATCAGCCGTAGATGTACTATGCCACATATTACATTAGATTAAAAATGGGTGCACTAGCCTACACCCATTGAACCAATAAAACCACCCAGACTAGTGGGTCAAACAACTTCTTAAAAAGGAAGATCTCCCGAATCGTCAGTGTGACCTGATCCCGGAGCGCTAGGTGCTGCACCAGGGGCAAAAGCAGGATTACCAACATAATTGATCCAACTGCCTTCTACAGTGTTGAAGAACTTGACTTGGCCATCCTTCGGATTGACCCACTCACGGCCTTTCAAACTGAACGACACCTCAACCTCTTGGCCTGAACCAACGCTGTCAAGTAACGCGCACTTTTCCTTCACAAACGTGAAAGAAATAAATTGTGGATACTGCTCAGCGCCATCGGTTAACACTAACTCACGCTTGCTAAATTTTTCGGAGATTACCTCCAAGTTGCCTACCTTATAGACAACGCCTTTGTATTTAAACATATATTAAAAGATTACATAAATGATAGCGGCCATGCATAGCAGGGCTGCAATAATTGATACGACAATAATTTTTATAGCAGCATTGTCTTCTGCTGCTTGCTCAAAAGTACTAAATATCTCAAGCTCATCTGAATAGAACACATACTCATTGCCCTTAATCATGACCAAGTAGTAGTGACCCTCCTTACGAGCTTTGTACACCTCACCTACGTCATCGATCAGGCTATGGTATCCACCATCTGTCAATAACCGGACTCTCATAGGTTCTTTGTTTTTAGTATGCTGATATACTTATCAGCGTACTCATTAGCCACCTTAAGCCAATTCTCGATCGTTGCGATGTCGTCGTCTGTGAGAGTCACCTTAACTATGGTGGCCCTCATGTTGTCATCAATGTCATCCATGTAGTGCAACGTTGGCTCATCCCACTCACCTAACAATTCCTCAGGTGTGTTGCACAGCATGTATGCCACCTCACCATCACGCCAATCAAGCCCGGTCATCTGACGTAGCATCCATAAGTATGCCTTCACTTGCCAGTCATACCCTGACTCCTTGACCTTCTTAGCGGCCTTCTCCTCAGTCTTAGGGAATGTCTTCTTGGTGTATGATGACTTTATGTCAAGCACCTTGAGTCGCTCAGCGTCAACTATATCAGGATGTCCATGCATGAGTGGTGTGTTGAGGTATGCGTACTTGTCACCGTCAACAGTCTTGCTGTAGTTGGTGAAGAAGATGCGGTTATACAACTCAATCGCTTCGTCCTCAACAGCTGTACCCTTATCAGTCTCCTTGCTCCAGAAGTGATCTTTGTATTGGTATACCTTCTCGTCAATGATCTCCTCGATCAACGTCTTGGCACCCTGACTTAGATCAGGCTTAGTGTCTCGCTTAGCAACCAACTCGTCGCGCTTCTTAGCCTGAGCGGCCGTCAGCTCAATCTTACTGAGTAAGCCGGCAAGCGTTGCTGCCTGCAATGGCGTCAGTCCTGGTGTGCCGCTGTTGAATAGCGGTGCACACTTACTTGCCCGTAACTTCAGCATGCTGCTCAGGTGTTAGATTAAAATCAGCGATTAATTTCTCAGCCGTTGTCTTGCCATCAGCGATAGCCTGCAATGCCTTAGCAAAGCGATCAGGTGTGATGCTTGGCTTCTCCTTCTTTGGTAGCGGACGTGTGCTGAAACGCAACGCATCAGTCATACCTTGTGGACTCTTTACCTTCTCAACGCCCAAGACAATCTGCTTGCCTACGTATTCGTTGAAGTCGAAGGACTGAAAGAACGTCTCAAGTCTCTTAAAGTTTGTCCGGTTGGCCACCATGCTCTTTGGAAATTCTTTGAGCTTGATGAACACCTTGTCCTCCTTACCCATCTCTCCGACCATAACGTCCTGAAATACCTTCTCGATTGTTACTACTCTCGGCTCATACTTGCCGTCGACCTCCAAGTCCCAACTCCCTAGGTACTTGTTGTCTTTCATTAAATTTCTCCAGTGCGACATATTGTTAATTAAATTTGAACAAAGCTAATATATTTCTTCTTGAATTGCAAATATTTTTCAATAATTTTTTTCCGCTTGTCAAGATTATATCTTGACTTACGAACCTCATCAACTAAATGATCCATCATGACTCGATAAGCGCCAGGCTTGAAACCATGGCGCTCAAAGATGTCGTATTGTTCAGAGCTAACCTCTTCGAAGTTAGCATTGTTCGCATTGTAAATTCGAAACGACCCATCCCAGAGCCTCTCTATCTTTACACCCATGTCAATGAAGTACTCGCCTTCACCTGTTAACCATGGTGTGTGTTGCTCGGTGATGTCATTCCATGCCTTCATACTCAAGTGTTACAAAGTCTTCTTCAAAATCCCATGGCTTGTCCTCAAGGTATCTAAAACAGATGACGTAGTCACCTGACTTTCTCTTGGTTACATACGCAATGTAGACAAATCCTGGCTCTCTGTTTAGGTGAGTGTTGATTGGAGTTATCGTATCAGACTCATCAACCTCAATGGTGTACATGTTGACGCCATTATTTTTTAAGGTCTCCAAACAGATGTTAGTCGCCTTTCGTCTTGACTGCTCAAGCATGTAGAAGTTTCCATCTCTAACAAACTCATATTCAGGACGATCAGGAATCCATTGGGCGCTTATGGCTGATGCAAAGGTTAGCATGCCAAACATAAACATTGCGACTACCATTGGGATTCCGATGGAAGCACGAAGGATATCGTTCTTGATTCGTGCAACAAGGCCCATTCCGAGCATTGTTGCGATAAAAAGTGTTGCATACATGTTAATTTGGATTTACTTTGTTAATACTAATTTGAACTACAGCTTGGGTTACCTCGGTGACAATCTGATCACTAACAATAGACCCAAGAGTGAGTGCAGTCATCGGATTTGTTGCAAATAACTTAAGCGACTTGCCACTCTCATAGGTCACGATGTACCTCTTTAAGATTGGCGACATAGATGATTTCATGTTCAGGTATGTTTGATTTGTCTATTGCCTCTTTAACGCTGTCTGCCTCTATCGTTACACCTGAGCAGAGGATTGGACTCAGGTGATAGCAGATGTGGAATTTCATCATAACTTTATACTTATACCGTGTAATAAAAAATGGATGAGAATCTCCCTGTCATCCAAACTCAGGGATACTGACAGACCGATAGTCCTACCGGCCGGCCAACTTTCAGTGAATCTGATTGTCATAGCTTTCATAGTAATATGCCTCACTGATGAAGTCCTCGAAGTCCCTGAGCTGTTGACGGCTCAGCCTGGACTTCATCTCCTCGGCGGTTGATAAATTGTTCTGCTCAATCTGTTGAGCAATCTCTTCGAAGTATTGTTGGATACTATCGTAGCCAACATATTCAAGGTCGTGTTTAGTGATCATAATAGTTGATTATTTGTTGGTACTCTTTTAATTTTCCATCAGGCATGTCGTCGTAGAATAACGTCTCACGTAGCCAATCAATGTACTCGACCTGACGTCTCTCAGATAGGCCTTTGTATAGCTCTTTGCTTTGTTTGTGTTGGCCGTTCATCTTGGACTCTAAGATGTACTCATACAACTCTTGCCATGAACTGAAGTCAAGGTCTTTGTAGTGAGTGAATGACTTGTGAGGTGTTGCCCTTACCATGCCTTCCATGTAGGCATTCTGCCTGTACTCTTGTTCCATCTCTAGAGCCTGAGCTAGAATCGGTGATGGTATATCTACCATTCGTTTTAAAAATTCAACTGGTGACATGGTCGTAAAATTTAGGTGGTACAATAATGAAATGGTTTACACAGAAAACGTTCGATGTCTCCAAAGTAATTACTTTGGATGGAATGTTACGAGCCTTGAGCTCAGCGAGTTTTGCTTTGATGTTGCGCTCAGCATTTGGATACGGGCTGTCGTCCCATTGACCGGTGTCAGGCTCACAGTGAACTGAATACTTAGGCTTGGCATAACCTCTCCAACCATCCAAGCGGACGTACTCTTGGCTTTCATCGAAACATTCTCCAACATTGTTGGAGATAGGCTGTGGGTTGCTGTTGACCTTTGTCATCTCGCCGTCCCATTGGTTGCCGTTTAGGATTGGTTTTTTCTTATGCATGTATACACTTACGTTCGGAAGTGTATTTAGCCATTTGTTGGTCGTCCTTGTCGGCCATCCTGCATTGGTGACATACAGGCCGTCGGTTCGGTGCTCGGCGATTAGGTTGCCGAATAGAAATAATGAGCGGCCATCCGTTTGGCCGTTCCCTTGTTTTTTCTTTTTGCCTTCTAGGAAGGATTGGATTACTGCGTTCATGGTTTTTAGATTTGTCCTAGGTCAGCTAATGATGTGTAAGCTGAAGTAGGGGTTAATATAATGCTGTCTAATAGGTTGATATCTAACAAGTTGAGGCCTTGCTTTAGTTTTTTGCTCAGTTGAATGTCTTCAACACTAGGTTGAAGATTCCCTGATGGATGATTGTGACAAAAGATTACACCGCTCGCTAGGCTGTCAACAGCATACTTCGCGACTATCTTTGGGTCAACATATGTGCCAGCAATACCACCTTGGCTTATCTTGGCGTATCCGATTGTTTTGTTCTGCCGATTGAGCAACAAAATGAACGCGCTCTCGAATACCTCAATGTCATCGCCATAGAACTGACGGATGAACAACTGAGCGTCATTCGATGAGGTTATCTTCTCTGTCGGGAAGTCCGACTGGATTTTTTTTAGCTCGAATAGTTTCATGTGGATAGATATTTAAAAAGTGAAACAATTGCACTAGCTCAGACTCGCTTTTAGCTTCCTTGAGCGGAGTGCGGAATTTAAGATACCAACAGGTACCGAAGTTGTCCCATGTCATCTCGTCGGTGAACTGGGACTCTAAATACATGCGGAATTTCTCTCGAGGTAGACCGACTAATTGTCGGACAGTTGAGTTCTTGTTCCATCGGTTTGAATGAATTGCGTCATTTAATAACTGACGATAACGTGTTTTGATTTTTTGCATAGTGTAACTTTTAATGCGATAAAAGTACTACTATTTTTTTTGATTAATTTGTTTTTTGGCAGAAAAGCATGACGAAACCTGTTAATATATGACGAAATTATTAACAATATGACGGAAATATGACGAAATTATTTTCTGTATCCATTACTGCTATTGACTTTATGACGAAATGACGACTTTTAGTCTTATTTATTAGAAATAAAAAAAAGAGTATAACTTATAAGTTATACTATTTATATATATAATATATTTCTCTAGTATAAGGTTGAATTTTCGTCATATTGTCATAAACCTATATAGAATAATGGTTGTAGCGTTTTTCGGTCATTTTATTTTGTCATAAATCATTAGATTTCGTCATGAACGTAGTATTTACAAGGGTTGTAGCGTCATAAGCCGTATTCTTTGATAAAATATGCTACTAGTTGGCGTAAGGTCAATCGGTTGGTATATTGACTGCATTGAGTGGCGTAGAAGCCATCGATGATTGTGACATTGCCATCGGCAAGCCATTCTTTTAATCTACTGCTCATGGTATGTGATATTGCCTGACTGGTCAAAAACTCCTTGGTCGATCAATTGGGCGGCAGTTCTTCCGTACCATCCTTGCAATTGGTTTACTGACTTTGTCTTGATTAAAAATGACCAAGCATTTAATTGGTCTTGGATTGTTACTTCGTTCTCGCTGAATCCTTCAGCAATCGCGCATGCTTCGTAAAGTGTCATAGTGTATCAATTAAATTAAGTTCAACAATGTGTAGTGCTCCGGTATCAGGACATCGCACAATGTACTTGTTTGATGTCCCGGCTACCTGACCAACTAACTCATATTTCCCGGTAAGTACTGACTGCATCCCGTCAATCAGTACTGTTGGTTTGTTATTCAGTTTCATACTCGTTTCCGTTTTCGTCGTAGTATACGTCGTCGTCTAATTCTTCCCATTCGGTGTAGTAGTAGTAGTCTTCGTTGTAGAAGTACTTCATTAAGGCGTCATCAGTTACGCAATCGGTTGACTTGTTGCCATTGCAATCTACCCAATCAAGTTCCCTTAGGTGCTCTAATAAATGTTCTTTTTCAGCGAAGTAAAGTTCGCCATCCCCTACTACATAACCTTCGTTGATGCCTTTACCGGTAGCATCACACCTTCTTGCAAATTTTTTCATGATTTCTAGTTATTATTCCAAACCTCATCTAATTCGTAACCGTAGTTTACGAACATGAAGTTCAGGTAGTTATTAAAATGAGACTCATCAACAAACGTTTTGTCGACGTAGATGACCTTTAGCCATCTGTTAAGGAACTTGATTCTATAGTTCATATTGACATTCCTGAAGTTTGACCTGTTGCTACTTTGTACAAGGCGAATGCGATTGCAATGCCTACTGAACTTGCCATGCATATTTGGATGGCTTTTGCGATAACGATTAGTGCTTTCATGATTGTTTGTTTTAATTGGTTAAGACATGGGCCGGAGCCCATGTTTCGACTATTGAAGTGCTCATCAGTTAACCTTCTGTGGATGCAATCTCCAAAAGTCATCCGCACTTACGATGGCCTCATCATAAGTAACCACATAACCACCTTTGTTGGTGTATTGTGTGCGATGCAATTTGTAGCGGATGTCTTGACGTCCGTTGTTGCCTTTGAGTTGGTCAACTACCACCAACGTCCCGTTGATGATAGCTTTGAATGTTTGTAGTGTTGTCATCTGTATCTGAATGGGATTAATAATTTGCGTGTCTTGATTAGTACGCCTTCCTGAAAAAAGCCGATTATCTCATAACGGCCTTCGATTCTAATTACTCTAGTTTCCATTGTGTTTGTGTGTTAATTGGTTTGTGGTGCAGTGAGTATTGCTCTCATTAATTAGTCATTCTAACTGCACCTAATGTTTTCTAGCCACGTGAAACTGCTAGACCTCTTTTATTCCCTACAGCCTGAGCTGTGGTTCCGACATGCGACCACCTGAGTAATGTATCGCATGCCCTAGGTTCGTCCTAGCTTTGTGCTATCGTATTGGCCTCAGCACCGCTTATGGCCTCAAATAGTATCGTATGTCAAAGAACTGAGCTTAGAGCTAGTGTAGCGGACCTACCTTTGAACCGACTTACCGCGGCCGTGTCCTCGAAAGGGGCTTAGTAAGGCTTTATCGTTTCGGTCACCTTTAGTATACTGATTCGTCATCGTAACGCCTGAAGGCTTGCTAGTAAGAAGTGTCGTTGTTAGCTCGTTTGCTTGATACAAATATAAGGCAAGTTTTTAAATTGTCAATACTTTTTTGACATTATTTTCACTTTTCATGCTAATTTATAATCATTCTAAATAAGAGACAGGTTTGTCTTGCGTGTAAAGTGTTGATTTATAGCGAGTTAGATACGTATAAGGCACAAAGTGTGGTAAATTGGTTTTGGTATTATTTTTTGTAGTTGGTGTAACCCCCTCCCTTCAGGCCTGCAACCAACACGCGAAACGTAACGGCAGGCCGGCCGATAGATAGGCCGACAGACAGGTGCGCCGATTGGTCTGAATGTCATTCTATTTAACATAATGCTAATTATATGACAGGCCTAGCGCGCGAAATGTCAAACGGCAGCGCGCCCTGTAGGCCGTCTGTATTGGTATTGACGACAAACGGACAGGCCTACCAAAAAGCCAAAAAATCCGGCCGAAAAGTTGGGAAAGCAGACCCCCCGGGGTGAAATCAGATCGGTTTTCCTTTCGGCCCGGCTCGCGTCAGATGGGGGTATTACCCAACACCTCTATACATCTAAAAATTAGTATATTTGCACTATGATCATCACCATCTACCCAACGCTCGGCCTATCGGTTGGTATTGAATACCTACCGGCAGAGGATGACATGGTTCCAGAATTGATCATACATTTGTTAATTTTTAAAATATCTATAACACATGCAAACGCCTAAGAAAAGAATCAGTAAGTCTGAATTTGCCGCCAAAGAAAAGGCATATGGTAACTACTTGACAGCAAAGTCTGCCTATGACAAAGACAAGGCTGAATACACTGCTCGTTGGAATAAGGCCAATAATATAAGTGGTGGGTCAATTAACCCATACAACTTTGAGGCTGCTCCGAAAGAACCAGAGCGTCCTACTATGTTTGAGTCAAGTGAACCAATGGCTAAGATGGCAACCAAGAAGGCTTCATTTAATGCTCCAAGTGGTAAGCTTAGACAGCCAAAAGAAACCAAAAAGACGACTGAGGGTTGGTTTGGTGACATCGTTCCACACACCAGTGGCGTATCCAACAAGCAGTTAAAGCAGTTTGCATCTTATGCATCTAAGACCAATTTAGGTGAGAGCTTCATTGCAAAGCCGAAGTCTGCCATTGATCAGTACAAAAATGAGATGAAAGGTCAGCGTCGTCAGTACATTAAGGAGGGCAACATTGCCGGCATTAAGGCCACAACTGCTGACATTCGTCAAGCCAGAAGTGCTGCCAAGTTCACTGCGTCAAATAATCCTCTTGATGTGCCAGGGATGGCTACAGGTTATAGAGCTGCACAAGACAATGCTGCAAATCGAAATACAATCAAGCAGCAAGTCAAGACTTTAAAAGGATTCGGTAGAAAATACTAACATAAGCCCTCCAAGAGAGGGCTTTTTTTATGAAGATATACTTCGATCACTTAAATGGATTCGGTAAGGTCAGTGACTACGAGCTGATTGTTAATTGCGCATACGGTATATTAGAGCCTAATGAGTCTGAGTCATCTGCATTATCTAATGGATGGGTACCATGGAAAGGAAGGTGGTATAATGAGAGGAGCACTCGTATAGATCTAAAAGACTACAGGCCGTCTAAAACAACCAAAAGACTGTCTAATAAGGTAACAGTTAAGCATTCTACTTTTGGTGATTACTCTGAGATGTATGAAAAATACTGCGAGTATAACGGCTTTAAAAGAGATATTTATGACTATAGTGACTGCAATGTCATTGAATATTATACAGATCGCTTGATTGGGGTTAGTATTTACCGTATATTTGGAGGCGAGTTTGTGGCATATCAGTTTATAACAGACTATAGTGATACAAAACTATCATTAGGTACAGTTGCTCAGATGTTTGAGTGCTTATATGCCAAGGAGCTTGGTTGTAATTATGTGTACTTAATGGCTGGTTATGAAAATTGCTGCAGATATAAGGCAAACTACCATGGATTTGAGTTTTGGACTGGGCATGAATGGTCTAGAGACACTGAATTGTATAATAAATTAATTGATAGGGATGAGTCCTACTATATTCGAACCATCGAACAGGATTGATGTCACCACTCCAAGAGGTGACGGTGCAATTTGGCTAGTTACTGACTATGGTCATGAGACTGATACTATTTATACTATCATTTTAAGTGAAAGCGGGGAGATGTGGCAGTTTACTCATAAAGATATAAGAGTAAAAAGCAACATAACATTCTCTAGATTGCCAAAAAAGTAGTATTTTTGGCAATAAATCTAATAAAATGGTAGTAAAACATGTACATTTAGGCGACGAAGGTCGCAAAAAGCTCATTAAAGGCATCAAAACGATCGCTGGAGCTGTAAAAAGCACATTAGGTGCGCGAGGCCGAACTGTGTTGATTGAATCAGAACATCACGTCGGTGGTATTACAGTCACAAAGGACGGCGTGACGGTCGCTAAGTCGATCAATCTGTATGATCCGGTTGAAAATTTGGCTGTTATGATGATGCGACAGGCTGCTGAGAAGACTGCCACTGTTGCTGGTGATGGAACCACTACGTCAATTGTCATTGCCGAGGCTATTGTTGATGCAGCTACAGACATACTGTCTGAAGCTGACAACGTAACTGAGGTAATCCGTGAGATTAATAGTATCACGACAGATGTCGTGAACCACCTGTCGAAACGAGCCAAGAAACTTTCAGGCAAGAAGCTTAAAGACGTGGCTTCAATCAGTGCCAACAATGACACCACTATCGGTGGTATGATCGCTGACGCGTTTAGTGAGGTAAAGATGGTGTCTGTTGAGAACAGTAAGGACCACAACACGTATGTCGAGGTGATTAAGGGTATTAAGGCTGACAGAGGTTGGACTAGCCGTCACTTTATCACTGACTACAAGCGTCAAGAGTGTGTTCTAGAGAACCCATATGTCTTAATCACTGACCAAGAAATCAATAACTTGCTTAATATTGAGCGTATCTTACAACATGTAGTAGCCAACAATAAGCCTCTGCTCATCATTGGTGAGATGACACCAGCAGCATTAAACACATTGAACATTAACGTTGCTCAGGGCAAAATAAAAGCGTGTAACATTTTACCTCCAAGCTTTGGGTATCGTCAGAAGGACTTGCTTGAAGATCTGGCAATCGCATTGGACGGTACATACTTCAGTGAGGACACTGGTGACGACTTGTCGCTCATTGATGTTGCTCACCTTGGTCGTTGCGCTAAGGTTATCGTTGGTAAGGATAGTACTATTTTTATGCCCTATAGCAGTTCACAAACTGCTATTGATAATCGCATTGCCGACATCAACGACACCATATTCGATGGCATAACTAAGGAGGAGATGGACAACCGCAAGGAGCGAGTAGCCAACTTGTCTGGTGGTGTTGCTGTGATCTATGTAGGTGCGTTGAGTGACATTGAGCAGAAGGAGAAGCGTGACCGCATTGACGACGCTGTGTGTGCAGTTGAGGCAGCACTAGAGGAGGGTATTCTCCCTGGCGGCGGTGTTGCTTTGTTTGAGTATGCCAAGAACCACTTAACCGGCCTCAGCTCTGCATCGGCTCAGATCATGCACAAAGCGTTAACGTCTCCAATGCGTCAGATACTTGACAACGCTGGCAAGGACGCTCAGTTTATTATGGACGGCATCCTGCCGTTCCCTAATGAGGGTTATGACGTCAAGGGAGAGCAGTATGGTGACATGATTAAGCTTGGTATCATTGACCCGGCTAAGGTCACTAAGAACGCCTTATTGAACGCTGTGTCGGTAGCGACGACAATAATGAGCACAAACGCAATTATTACAAATATCAGAGCAGATGAGAGTATTAAGTAAATACTTGCTCGTTCAACGAGTAAGAGAGCAAAAGCAGACTAGCACCGGTTTATTATTAACCGGTGCTGATTCAAACGACATGCGTTACCATAAGGCTATCGTCTACAAAGTAGGCGATAATATTATAGGCATAGCACATGGAGATACAGTCCTATACGACAAGGTGCAAAGTCATGACATCATCCTTGATAATGAAAGGATGACTATAATTCAGGAGAAGGACGTTGTTTGCGTTCTTTAAATCTGTCGTTAAAGTTATTAATCGCGTGAGCAAGGGTCTTCTGATGGAATGGAGCGTTCTGTCTGAAGACCTTATTGCGTCTTGGTGATACTGGAATCGGTTCTAATCCGACTAACTTCTTATAAATTGACGTAATCATTTTCTTACACTTAAATGATACCTCATACATATTGGCTTCTCCAAACCCACGTTTACGCCATATATAAATCCAATCCTCTCTGAGAAGTCTCTCAAAACGATCTCTATCCCATGACATAAAGTTGGCATATTCTGCAAAGTCTGCCCTTGTGAATAATTTTTGTTTATGTAAGAAGAGCAGCATCTCTAAATCTGCAGTACTAAGATCATAGTTAATCTTAGCCCACTTACGAACGATCGCCCATTCGGCCAAAAAGTCGTAAGTTAAAGGTCTACGTTCATAGGCCTTATCTTTTTTATATCTTCGTTTGATTTTCATTATATTTGTACAAATATATTGATAATGGGACTATATAGCAACATTCACGCAAAAAGAGAGCGCATTAAAGAGGGCTCTGGTGAAAAGATGCGTAAACCTGGCCAGAAAGGAGCTCCTACAGCTCAAGCTTTCAAAGAGGCCGCTAAAACAGCAAAAGATGGCAAAGGATCCAAGACTAGAAAAAGCGGGCGTTAGTGGCTATAATCATCCCAAACGCACTCCTAGTCACCCGACTAAGAGTCATGTCGTTGTCGCCAAAGAAGGTGATCAGGTGAAGTTGATTCGTTTTGGTCAGCAAAATGTTAAAGGATCTCCAAGAAAAAGTGGAGAGTCTGATTCTGATAGAAAAAGAAGAGAAAGCTTTAAAGCTCGTCACGCTAAGAATATTGCCAAAGGTAAAATGTCGGCTGCTTGGTGGAGTTCTACCGTGAAGTGGTAGAGTGATTGATTATATTGAAAGGTAAAAAATGATTATTCTCAAACGTCATAAGGGATTTGGTGACACTGTCGCTGCAGTGGCTTCTGCTATTGGCATTGAGAAGACTGAGAACTGTGGATGTGCTGAGAGACAAGAAGCTTGGAATAATCCTGATCTATTAATAAATAAAATGTTCTATGGGACAAAGCAAGACATCGAAGTATTACGCGGCCAATCCGAAGGCAGCGGAGAAGAGGCGTGAGTATCAGCGCGAGTTGAACTCTACTGAGGAGCGCAAGAAATACCGGGCTGAACACACAAAAGCTCGTCGCGCCAATGGCATCGACGGCAAGGGTGGCCCTGACATGAGTTCCACAAAAAGTGGTAAATTTGTAAAAGAAAACCCAAGTACCAACCGGGCGCGCAATGGAGCGAACGGTCGGTCAGTAAAAAAATAAGACATGGCATATCAAAAATTACAAGTAGAACGAGCTGCATTAGTTACACCAAGTAATACTGTAGACATACCATACATTGGTGGTGATGGTACAACTCCATCATGGCCTTGCGTCCTTTATATTGGGGGAGCTGGTAATATTCGAGTGTTAACAGCCGGTGGTGACGACGTGGTGTTTAATAACGTGTTAGCTGGAACATTTATACCTGTTCAGGTGACCAGAGTATTTGCTACAAACACTACGGCTACAAACATTTTAGCTCTCTGGTAAGATGATCGGCATTTATATAGGCGTATCAATAGGTGTAAATGCATCAAATCCTATACCTGCTATTATTGCATCTTTTCAATCTAGAGTAGCGGCTGACGGAGGAGTTTTCGAAGCATCTGCTTGTCTTGAAGCACAACTTAACGCACTTAACGCAATACAATGAGTCTACTTGATAAC